GGGCTCGTAGAGAACGCAGCTTGGATCAAACTGAACGTGATGCAATTGCAGCAAACGGACTGTTTAATTTAAATGACTTCTTACCTAAGAAGCCAGATGCTGAAGCATTGAATGCTATCTTTGAAAAGTTTGAAGCAAGTGTTGACGGACAGCTTTATGACCCAGAACGATTTGCAACATTTTATCGTCCATATGGTATTGATGCACCATCAAATACTGGAAACTCAGTACCTGCACCATCAGCTATTAATCCAGCACCAGCTACTCCTGCTCCAGTGGCAGCTCCAGCTACTCCTGCTCCAGTGGCAGAAACAGCTCCAGCGGCAGCTCCAGCAGCAGCTCCAGAGGCAGTAGCGGCTCCAACAGCAACAGATGAAGCACAACCAAGTGCTAATGATATTCTTGCAATGATCCGTCAACGCAAAGACGCTTAACATAGCTTTTAATGGAGACGGCAAGAGTCGTCTCCTAACTTTTAATTTTGGAGATATATATGTCAACTAAACCATTTGATATAAGCAAATTCCGCAAAAGTATTACTAAAGCGGTACCCGGACTAAGTGTCGGGTTTAATGATCCAGATACGTGGATCTCAACAGGCAATTACACACTAAACAAATTAATCAGCGGAGACTTTACTAAAGGTATTCCACTTGGCAAAGTAACAGTACTTGCCGGTGAAAGTGGCGCAGGTAAAAGTTATATTGCCGCAGGTAACATTGTTAAAGCAGCACAAGAACAAGGCATTTTTGTAGTACTAATTGACTCTGAGAATGCACTTGATGCAAGTTGGCTACATGCACTAGATGTAGACACAGATGAAAGCAAGCTACTAAAACTTAATATGTCAATGATTGATGACGTTGCTCGTACTGTAAGTGACTTCATGAAAGACTATAAATCAGAATATGCCGACAAGGAAAAAGAAGAACGTCCTAAGGTATTATTTGTAGTAGATTCTTTGGGTATGTTACTAACACCAACAGACGTTAAGCAGTTTGAATCTGGTGACATGAAAGGTGATTTAGGTCGTAAGCCTAAAGCTTTAACTGCATTGGTAAGAAACACAGTAAACATGTTTGGTGAATTTAATGTTGGTATGTTGTGTACAAATCACACATATGCATCACAAGATATGTTTGATCCAGATGATAAGATCTCAGGTGGCCAAGGCTTCATCTATGCATCAAGTATTGTTATTGCAATGCGTAAACTTAAACTAAAAGTAGATGCTGATGGAAATAAAACATCACAAGTACATGGCATTCGTGCAGCATGTAAAGTAATGAAATCTCGTTATGCTAAACCGTTTGAAAGTGTACAAGTAGAAATTCCATACGAAACTGGTATGAGTCCATATAGTGGCCTTGTAGAGTTTTTGGAAGCAAAAGATTTACTCAAGAAGAGTGGTAATAGCTTAGAATATATTAGCCCTGTAACAGGCGAAGTAATTAAGATGTTCCGCAAACCTTGGAATGCTAATAAAGATGGCTACTTAGATCTTGTCATGGCAGAATACGATGAAGAGCTTGTAGAAGCTATTATAGACGAAGATGTGGATACAGACGAGATTGTAGCGACAACAGAAAGGGTATCAGATAATGGTGCTTAACGATAGTGATTTTGAATTTGTTTTTGCAATGTATGATAGTGCAATTAGATTGCTATCAGATAAAGACAAGCCAGCAATGGCACAAGAAACAATTCGTCATATGATTGAGTCTGGAGTAGATATTCGACTATCAGCACCTGAAATATCTGATCATTGTGAAATGCTTGAAGATGCAATTACTGAGTATTTGGAAGGCGAAGAAGAAGATGGATATGAATCTGAATTTGAATATGAAGATGAGGAATATGATTACTAATGAGTGTATGGTATCGTAAAGTATCTAGTAACTTAGGAGAAATAGTTAACGCTGTTTCTCACTTTGAACGGGAAATTGATAGTGCTAGATTTGAATGTAGCATGAAAGGTGTACTTGAGAAACAAAGTCGAGATATGCCTGGTATTGTTGAACATCGCTTTAATCAACTACAGGAAGTTGAGGCAATTCTTGAACATTTGAATACTGAAATGCGTAGATTACGTAGTAAGACCTTCCGTAAGTTTTTAGAAAACTATAATAAAGCACTTAGTTCTCGTGATGCAGATAAATTTGTTGACGGTGAAGACGAAGTAGTAAATTTACAATACCTAATTAATGAGTTTAGCTTAGTAAGAAATAAATTTATTGGTATAATTAAAGCACTTGAAGCAAAGCAATTTCAGATTAACAATGTAGTTAAATTACGTGCTGCAGGGTTAGAAGATATCACATTATAAGTAAAAAATGTTAAACCATTGAAAGCGAACGATTTATTTGTTCGCTTTTTTCTTGACTATTGTATTTTTATCTGCTAGAAATACATAAGTTAGATAAAAGGATATTAGTTATGGTTACAAATTATACTGCTCTCGACGCTGTTGCATTTTCAATTGAAGTGTACAATAGACAGGGATTTATAAAAAGTGGTGGTGGCTATTCTAAACAAGTTATTAGTAAAGATGGCAATAATATTATTGAAGAAGTTGAAGATAACAAGACAGTTATTAATAATATGATGAATGCAAATTCTCAACCTAATAGCGATCATTTAAAGCAAGCCCAAATCTTAATAGACAAGATTAATGGAAAATTAATGTTAAAGAAGATGACTAATACTTTAAGCAGTTTTGAAGATAACATGATTAAAGTACTAAATGAAGATCTTAGTAAGTTTGCAGTTTCAATAATAGCAAGTATGCCACACAGTATGGTGATTGACAAAAAACGTCAAGAGTTGGCTGAACGACTTGCAACAATCAAGCATCACAGTAATTTTTACGGACGCATAGGCACTCGTTATGAAATGGAAGCTGAAGTAATTGATACTAAATTTATACAAAAGGCATCAATTTACATGATTACTACTTTAGTAAAAACAGACCTAGTTAAATTTTGGTGGAAGGACCAGCCTGACATTAGTGATATTATTGATGGAAAAACAATTTCTATTCGAGGTACAGTTAAAAGTCACGGTATTAACAGATTTAATGATGCTAAAGAAACTATGCTTAATAGGGTAAAAATTGCTTTGACTAAATAATAGTATGGCAAAATTTAATAAACTTGAAAAAATAGAATTAGAGCTCACTGGAGATTGCAACGCAGCGTGTCCATTATGTTCTAGAACGCAAGCTAATATTCCACTACGTGGAAATGGAAATCATACATTAGACGATATTAAGCATGCATTCACTGATATGTTGCCATTCCCAGAAGAGTTTGAAGTAGCACTATATGGTGCAAGTGGCGATCCTATATTAAATCCAGAGTGTTATGAGATTGTTAAGTGGTTTGTGGACAATGGTGCAGATATCGTTATTTTAAGTACAAATGGTGGATACCAAACTGTTGAATGGTGGGAAAAGATGGCAGCTCTCACCAACACTAGAGTAAAATGGGCAGTAGACGGCGGACCTGAAACAAATCATATATATCGAGTAAATGTAGTATGGAATACTGTAATGCGCAATATGGAAGCATTCATGAACGCAGGTGGTAAAGGATCATGGGTTTTTATTCCTTTTGACCATAACATGGATGACTTTGATTTTGCTAGGTCTACCGCAGACAGATTGGGTATGAATTTTGAATCTAAAACTAGTGGAAGAAATGCTTTACATAAAGGTTCGCAAGTTAAAAAGTCAAAATCTAAAAAAGATACAACTACAGTTAAATTGCAAGAAGTAGAAGATAAAGAATACAATCATGAAGATTTGTCAGAGCTTAGAGAAATACGCCGTCAACAAGATAGAAGAATTGAAGGCAAAAAATTTAATAACGAAGTATTAATAAAAGCCGCCACAACAGTAAAATGTAAAGCAATCGATAATCAAGAAGTTTATGTAAGTAATAAATTTGAACTATACCCATGTTGTCACTTACATGATGATATTGATTTTACTCGTGTATATGACTTTGGAAAAGATATGCCCAAAGGATGGAATGATATGAGAAAACATTCTATTAATGATATAATGAAATCTGCTCCATTTTCTGAACTAGAAGATAGATGGAATCCTGATCACAAATTACACGTTCCTAGATGTGTGTCAACATGTGGAAGTAATGCAGCATATACTCCAAATACAAAATTATTAGATAAAAAATCGTAAGCTATTGATTTCATTGAAAATATGAATTCACTATTTGCTTGACATGTGGTATTAATTAATGTAATGTGTACAAGTAAGTTAAAAATGTTTAGGAGAATATCAATGGCTACTTCAATGCAACTTAAAAAGACTCGTGCTAAAAAAGCTACTAAAATTTTAGAAGTAGTAAAGTCTGTATCTGAAAATCCAAATGAAACAGATGCAGAAATTGTAGAACGTATGCGTGAGCGGTTTTCAATCTTAGATGATATGACACAAGCCTCAATTGATGGTGTTGTTCGTGGTATGGTTGTAACAGGTCCTCCAGGCGTAGGTAAAAGCTTTGGTGTAGAAGCAGTGTTAGAAAAAAATAGCCTGTTCGATGTAATGGCAGGAAATAAATTACGTTTTGATGTTATCAAAGGCGCCAGCTCTGCAATTGGTCTTTATAAAGTATTATACCAGAATGCAGATAAGAATAACGTACTAGTACTAGATGACTGTGATACAGTATTGTATGACGAGACATCACTTAACTTACTTAAAGCTGCACTAGACTCTAGCAAGAAGCGTAAAATTAGTTGGAATACAGATAGTGCATTGCTAAGACGTGAAGGTATTCCAGATACCTTTGAATTTAGAGGTAGTGTTATTTTTATTACCAACTTAAAGTTTGATAATGTGCGTGGTAAGATTAAGGATCATTTAGATGCTATTATGTCACGCTGTCACTATTTAGATCTTACTATGGATACAATGCGAGAAAAAGTTCTACGTTGTAAACAAATTGTTGCAGATGGTATGCTTAATGAATATCAGTTTACACAAGAAGAGCAAGATGACTTAATGGACTTCATGTTTGATAACAAAGAAAAGATGCGTGAAATTAGTTTACGTATGGTTACCAAACTTGCAGATCTAAAACAATCAATGGGTACTAAGTGGAAACGTACTGCTGAAGTAACATGTATGCGAAGGGTTTAAAAATTGGAATTTTTAATTAAAGCAATCATTGGCGGCATTATTGTCGCCAGTGTTGTTAGCGCAGCGCAGCGAGGCAATCCTACAATAGGTGCACTTATACTGGGTATACCATTAGGTACTATTATTAGTTTAGTGTTTATGCATTATGGAGGCGGTATTGAGCCTGCAACATTTGCAAAACTAGCCAAAGAGACTGTTTATTTTGTAGTTATTAGTTTAGTATTTTTTCCTATATTTTCATATATGATTATACACTATAACTTTTGGATAACAATATCTACAGCTATTGGTGTAACTCTAGTTTGTCTATATGTTCTATTATTATATCTTAAGAGTTGATAATCCCGCCACCTATTGTTTCTAAATTGTTTTCACGATCTAGATACTTGTGTTCTACTTTAACAGGATCCCATACTTTGATATGGTCTAATACATGTTCTGGATCAAATGGTCCGCATGTATAAACATCTAATTGTATAAGTGCAGGAGAAACATCGTTCCATACATGGCATGCCATATGACTAGTTTCAATAATAACGGCACATGTTGGTCCATTATTTCCAGGCATATAATCAATATTGCCGCTAATAGGACCAGCAAGTATTTTCATGTCAATTTTATCAACTAAGGATACCATCCATTCACGTAACTCTTCTTCTGTTGGAGGCAAGTTTGCCTCAATTCTCAATATAATGTGTTTGTGTACTAATTCTGTACTCATTGTAATAACTCCTTGTAGTTATAACTATATTTATATTTAACTTGACTATAACCCAAAAGTAAGCTATTATTATATTATGAAATGTAAAATTATCATTAAAGATGAAGTCAATTGTAAAATTGAAGGTGTGGAACTCTCCACAAGAAAAAAAATGGAAAAAGAACTAAAGTTCTTTATGCCATATGCATACCATGTGCCTTCCTATAAGCTAGGGAGATGGGATGGTTGTGTAAGCTATTTTAGTATTGGTGGAGCTACATATGTAAACTTGTTAGATAAACTTCTACCAATACTTATTAATGATAAGTACCAAATTGAGATAGAGGATTTACGAGATCCTCATGATATGAAATTTACTGCCTGTAACGAAACGACATTCCAACATAAAGTATGGCCAGAGAAACACCCAGTAGCAGGACAGCCTGTTACGTTGCGTGACTATCAGATTGATATTGTAAATAAGTTTTTAGAAACCCCACATTGTTTGCAAGAAATTGCAACAGGTGCAGGGAAGACACTTATAACAGCAGCATTAAGTAATACTATTGAGCCTTATGGTCGTAGTATTGTTATTGTTCCTAACAAGGACTTAGTGCGCCAAACAGAAGCTGATTATATTAATCTAGGTCTCGATGTAGGGGTATATTATGGTGATAAAAAAGATATAGGAAAAACTCATACTATATGTACATGGCAAAGTTTAAACAGTATTAAAAAACGTTTTCGTGATGGATTAAGTGACTTTGGATTAGCTGATTTTGCAGACGGCGTAGTATGTGTTATTGTTGATGAAGTACACCAAGCTAAAGCAGATGTATTAAAAGAAATGTTAACCAAAGATTTTGCACGAGTTCCATTAAGATGGGGATTGACTGGAACTGTACCAAAAGCTGATCATGAATTTGTGAGTTTACAGGCATGTCTTGGAGAAGTAGTTAACAAACTAAGTGCAAGTACATTACAAAATGAAGGTGTTTTAAGTCAGTGCCATGTTAATGTAGTACAAATGAAAGAGCATGTCGAGTATAGTAACTATCAAAGTGAATTATCATATCTTACTACTGATGCTAAACGTATAGAATATATAAGCAGTGTTATTAAGTCGATTTCGCTAAGTGGCAACACACTTGTACTTGTTGACCGTATCAAAGGCGGACATTTGATATGCGAAAATATTCCAGAAGCACAATTCGTTAGTGGAGAAATGAAAAGTATAGATCGTAAAGACGCATATGACGATATTAATGAAGGAACAAATGAAATTGTAGTAGCAACATATGGAGTTGCAGCAGTTGGTATTAATATTCCACGTATTTTTAACCTAGTATTACTTGAACCAGGTAAAAGTTTTGTTAGAGTTATTCAAAGTATTGGTCGTGGAATACGTAAAGCTGAAGATAAGGATAATGTTCAAATATGGGATATTACTAGTTCAGCAAAATATAGCAAAAAACACTTAACAGAGCGTAAGAAATTTTATAAGGAAGCAAATTATCCTTTTACTATTGAAAAAGTAGATTGGGAGTAAGGAAAAAAATGAAGATTTTAACAGTAGATAACGACACATACGACTTAGGGGAGATACCTGAAACCATAGATGATTTACGATATGGGGTACTTGACTATTCTAATCAACAAAATGTTGATTACTACTTTATACCATTGGTATTTTTAGAAAGCTTTTATGCACCAGCAGCAGTTTTGCAAATTGGACAGTATACAATTAATATGCCATTAGATTGGAGTGTAGTAATTTGTGACCCTAGCGTTGGTGATCCTGAGGTAATAAGTTTAATGAGTCTAAATGATAGAGGATTTCATGCATTTGCATTTAATCCAATAACAGGATTTACTCCACAATTTCTTGATGTAGCTATTACTAACATTTATACAGATGTAAAATGGTATGCACCTAAATTAAAGTTTGGACATTTGTTATGTATACCTCTACATGATGGACCTAATGCTCCTTGTGTATTATTTGTTAAAGATGCAAACAAGCTACCTGAGGTATTAGATATTGGAGAACTTTGGTAGTCATATGAGTGGACAGCGTAGATTTCTAAAAATATGGGCTAGGACTGTTGGTATGCCAATTGGCGTTACTGATGAAGACAAGCCTGAGTTTCTTCCTATATCTCAAACAGATGTAAAACGTGCATTACTTTTTAGAACTTTCTGGATTGTCTTGCATATATTAACATGTTGTGCTATTATAGCAGGTAACGGAAGAACATTAGGAGCATGGTAAAATGAGCAAGTTAAACATTAAAGAAGAGATGCGAGCTATTGATGCAAAAGACCGCGGATGGTATGACAGTTTAACAGCAGAAGAAAAGAAGAAGCTAAGTCCTTGGCTACTAATGCGATATACTAGCAATGCAAGTGATAGTATGTTTACTGAGCATTACTTAGAGTGGACTAATGAAGTAGTAAATGTATATTTTAATGCATTACGAAAACACCCACAACTACAATGGCAGTTATTGCAGTTAGTAGGACTAGGTAAGCCAACATTTCATCCGTGGATACAGCCTGGAAAAGCACAGAAAAAGAATAAACTAGCAACATGGGTATCAGAGAATTACCCTTCTTTCAATGACGATGAGATTGATATTTTTGTGTCACAACGCTCAAAGCCAGAATGGACAGAGTTGTTTGAAGAATATGGTATGGATAAGAAACAAATTAAAGAACTGTTAAAATAATGTACAAGTGCGAATATTGTAAAAAGTCCTTTAAGAAAGAATCTACATTAGCCGTACATCGTTGTGAAAAGAAGCGCAGACATTTACAACAAAGCGAAAAGCATGTGCAACTTGGATTTAGAGCTTATCAATTATTTTATGTTATTGGTACTAATAGCAAGAAAGAAAAAACATATCAGGACTTTGCTGAAAGCCAGTATTATACAGCATTTGTAAAATATGGCAATTATTGTATTGATCTTAGAATTGATGATGTTCCTAGTTTAACTAAATGGCTACTTACTAATAGTATTAGAATTGACAGATGGACAAGCGATAGAGAATACGCAAAATGGACTAAAGAACGCCAAAAGACAGAAAGTGTCGATAGAGCAATTGAGCGTAGTATTATGTTTTTACAAGAATGGGCTGCACAAAATAATACAGTTTGGAATTCTTATTTTGATATCATTCCTGAAAATACTGCAACGTTCCATATATGTAATGGAAAGATAAGTCCATGGGTAGTTTTTGCAAGTAACAAGGCACAGGAAATGTTGGATAGAATGAATCCAGAACAGATAAAATTAATTGTAGATTATGTTGATATTGATTATTGGCAAAAGCTATTTCATAAAAATCCTGATGATTTTAATTGGGTACAAAAATTATTAAAAGAAGCAAACATGGCATGATAGTTAACACAGATATTGATATTGACATTGCAAATAGAGAAGCATTATTATCTCTTATACCAAATATTCCTGCAATGATTTTAAATGAAGGACGCCAACGTAAACATAACACTGGTGTATATTTTCATGAAATCCCTGCAAATCCGTTCAACGGATTATCTACTATTGACCATAAGGAAGCTGAAAAGCTAGGATACTTTAAGATAGATGTTCTTAATGTTAATCTATATAAGAATATTAAAAGTAGATCTCAAATGGAAGAGTTATTGGCAAAAGAACCACTATGGGAATTATTAGAACATAAAGAAGTAGTCGAACAATGTTTCCATATTCATAATCATTACAGCATTGTATCTAAATTAAAACCAAATAGCATACAACAGCTAGCAGCAGTACTTGCGATAATCCGCCCAGCAAAACGACATTTAATAAATTCTGATTGGGAAAGTATTTTAAAAGATGTATGGGTAAAACCAACTGATGGTTCTTATTATTTTAAAAAAGCACACGCTATCTCATATGCGACCGCTATTGTGTTACAAATGAATATGTTAGCTACTGGGATTTCTTTACAAGGTTAATACTTCTTCGCTTAATACGCTTTGTAATACTATTGCTTAGTCTTACTTCAGGTCCAGCAATTATTTCCATTTGTTTTACGTTAAAACTTTGAACACAATATTGGAATGGCCATCTATTTAAAAGTGCTATATTAATAGGTAATTTTCTATTTGTTTCCCACCACCATTCATCACCCAGACTTAAGAATAATGTCTTGTGTTCGGTATGTTTTAGCTTGTCATATACATACATGCTTGCAATATGAGTATCTATGTTCTGTACAATACCCAAATACTCTTTATTAGAATATTCTAGTACTGTGAGAAATGGATATTCCTCTAATAAATTTTCGTAATTTGTCATCATCAAAAGTATTTAGTCTTTTGATATTTGAGTGTTTCTTGCATAAATACTTACAGGAGAACTACACATGTCAAACTTTGGAACAACATATGGTATAAGCCAAACTGGAGATCTATTTACTTTAGAATCATCAGGAACAACAACAGGACTAGCTAAGTATAGATCAACTCGTGGTACTACAGTTAATAGTCCAATGAACTATAGAAACTTAAAATTGTTCCGTGGATTTGATAATGAATACTTCTTTTTTATTAAAAACCAAGACCGTAAGCCTATTATGCTACAAGGTATTACAATTAATGTTATATTAGTTGATCGTCATTCAAGCACTACAGTAATAAGTAGAAAAGCAACAGTAGTTGATTATGATACATCTCAAATTAAAGTAACTTTGTTTGATAGCGAAACAGCATCATTAAATCAAGGACTTTATGACATGGTGTTTAGTTATACTAATAATATGGGTCTAACTATGCCACTTTTTTGTGATTTAAACCTTCGTCCAAACTATACGGTTGAAGTGTCAGAGCAGGCCGCATCATCAGTATTACATTCAGCAGAAACATCAACATTTACAGAAGTTTCAGGACTGTTTACTAGTTCTTGGATACCAGCAAGTGGGTATTTTAATAAATTTAATCATATGGCAACTATTGGAGTTTATGCTACCAACTTTACAGGCAATTTCCATATTCAAGGTACGTTAGCTGATGATCCTACTGATAAGGACTGGTTTAATATTATCCTAGGTACATATACTGAAGAGTTTTTTCCATATAATAATTTCTCTGGTATTGATCCATGGACATTCCGCACAAACGTAAAATTACTTAGAGCAGAATTCACACAAACACAAGGAACACTTGACAAAGTAGTCATAAGAGTGTAGTATATACACATGACTATTGTTATGGAATACGTGAAAACTCTGATCCCAGTTAACTGGCGATCGTCTCCAGGTGGATGGACTAGTGGCAATTGCCCTATGTGCATACACAATGGCGAATCACGTCCAGACACAAAGAGTCGTGGCGGATTTATGTTTGCTGAAGACAAATTCCAATATAACTGTTTTAACTGCGAGTACAAAACTGGATGGGCCGCTGGTGGTAGAATTTCAGGTAGACTAGAAAAGCTACTTAAACAATTGGGCGCAACTGATAATGATATTCAGCGATTAAAGTTGGAAATACTACGTGAAGCAGATGTAGCTGATTTACTAATACGTAAAGAACGTAAAGAGACTATGGTTATTGATTGGCCTGAAATGGAATTACCAGAAAACTGTGATACATTTATGAACTACTCGGAACCAGACAAGGATTGGATTGCAGCAGCAACATATCTAACAGATCGTAGTTTTGATATAAAAGACAAGAGATTTATGTTTAGTACATCTGGAGATCATACAAAAGGTCGCATGAATAAAAGATTTGTGTTACCATTCTATTATAAAGGTAAAGTGGTTGGGTATACTGGCCGTTGGGTTGGCAATCCTCCTGACAAGGTACCAAAATATTATAATAAACAGCCTCCTAAGAATTTTGTATATGGCTTAGATAGACAAACACAAGATAAGCAAATTGTTATTGTAACTGAAGGTATATTAGATGCAATTGTAACTGACGGGGTAGCAATAGGTAGTAATAATATTAATGAAGACCAAGCAAATGTTATTGATAAATTAAACAAACGTGTTATACTATTACCAGATGCTGATAAAGCAGGAATGAGTACAATTAAACGTGCATTGCAACAAGGATGGGAAGTATCATTTCCTGAATGGATGGATTGTAAAGATGCAAGCGATGCTATGCAAAAATATGGTAGATTATATACAGTGCGCAGTATAATAGAAAACGCAGTAAAGAACCCAACAAAAATACAAGTAATGGCAAAAAGTTACTGTCAATGAGGAAAGAAACAATATGAGTGAACAACGAGAATACACACTGGAATTACAAAAATTATTTGTAGAATTTTTAGCACAGGATCAAGATCTATTTGTGAGAATTAATAATATCCTGTCTCCAGATTATTTTGATAGATCACTTAGAAAAACTGTTGAGTTTGTACAGACACATGCTGGAGAATATGGAGCATTACCAACATTAGATCAAATTAAAGCTACTACTGGTGCAGAGCTACAGCATCTTAAAGATGTAGATGAACGACATCAGAAATGGTTTGTAGATGAATTTGAACAATTCTCAAAACATAAAGCACTTGAGGGTGCAATTCTTGGTTCTACTGACTTGTTAGAAAAAGGCGATTTTGGTGCAGTTGAAAAATTAATTAAAGATGCAGTAGGTATTGGCCTAGCAAAACACATGGGCACAGACTATTGGGAGAGTCCTGCAGAACGTATTGAGCGTGTAAGAAATGCACGTGGCGGCACAAGTACTGGATGGAAGGGTATTGATGAAAAACTATATGGTGGATTTAACAGAGGCGAATTAAATATATTTGCAGCCGCATCAGGTGGTGGTAAAAGTTTATTCTTACAAAACTTGGCATTAAACTGGTCGTTAGAAGGACACAATGTTATATACATATCATTAGAGCTTAGTGAAGAACTATGTAGTATGAGACTTGATAGTATGCTTACTGGTATGAATACAAAAGAAGTATTTAAAAATGTGTCTGATGTTGATTTAAAAGTACGCATGGCAGGTAAGAAAGCAGGAGTATTACAGATTGTACAATTACCAAATGGCATTACTATTAATGATTTAACTAGCTATATTAAAGAGTTTGAAGTTAAAAATGATATTAAAATTGATGCAATGTGTGTTGATTATCTAGACTTGATGATGCCCGCACAACGCAAAGTACCTCCAAGTGACTTGTTTATTAAAGATAAGTTTGTATCAGAAGAATTACGTAACTTTTCAGTAGAGAATGATTTATTATTTGCTACAGCATCGCAGTTGAACAGAAGCGCAGTAGAAGAAGTAGAGTTTGATCATAGTCATATCTCAGGTGGTTTAAGTAAGATTCAGACAGCAGATAACGTAATTGGTATCTTTACAAGCCAAGCAATGCGTGAACGAGGCAGATATCAAGTACAATTTATGAAAACACGTAGTAGTAGTGGTGTTGGATCTAAAGTAGATTTAAAATTTGACATTGGAGGTTTACGTATTACTGATTTAGAAGAAGATGATGATGATACTCCAATGAATCAAACTAGCGCAATGTTCGATAAATTAAAACAAAAAACAACAGTTTCACATCAAGAAAAATCAGTTGCAGAAAATAGTGTTGTTGAAAATACAATGGCAGGACATGATAAGTTGAGAAGCATGCTTAAAAAAATGTAACATAACCGTTAATAATATGCTAAATACACTATATAACATACAACAGGAGGCCTAACATGTCCAAACGCACTAGATCTTTGCTAGAAGAAATTAATGATTTAGCACCAAAGCGTGATAAAGTTAACATACTTGAATCACGAGGAAATAATGCACTTCATGCAATTATTAATGTATTGGATATGATCGAGGAAAATCACGATACTGCAACAGCACAAGATTTACAAAAACGAATAATGCTATGTATCAAAAATAGAGATATTGATAGATTTACTAGGGGTATTAAGCAACTAAGGAATTCGTCATGAAGATTAAAGATATTATTGGTGGAACAAAAAAGCGTTTAGATCGAGATAACAGAAAACATCGTAAGGTACAAAAAGATTCACTATATACTGTGGATCCAAGTGATTTAGGTGAGGCATTTGGTAGAGCATCCTTTGCACAACAATTGAAGAAGCATGGTATTGATTCAGACAAGATGCATTCAGATAATGTTAAAGATGCCAAAGCAGCTAAAAAACGCTCTAAGGACGCAGAAAAAGATTTAGCAGACTACAGAAACAAAACTGGTGTTAATTCAGACCTCAAAGAAGCAAAAGGTCGTGATATTAACCATGTAGAAGATTTAGTAATTTTTTATGGCAAGCAAGGCGGACAACGTGCTGTTAATGCATTGCGTAGTTTAGAATCCAATCCACAAGATACAACTATTAAATGGGACGGATCTCCCGCAGTTATATTTGGACGTAATGAAGCAGGAGAGTTTGTACTTACTGATAAGAGTGGATTTACTGCTAAAGGATATAACGGTAGAGTAACAAGTGCTGATGATTTTGAAGCAATGTTCTTATCACGTGGAAAAGAAGCCCCAAACCAAGATCGTAAAGACTTTGCAGCAAGAATGAAATCAATTTGGCCAGCATTTGAATCAGCAACACCTGCAGATTTCCGTGGATATATTGCAGGCGATCTTATGTATACTAATACACCACAAATTAAGGATGGCAGATTGACATTCCAACCAAATACTACAACTTATGCAGTTGATACAAACAGCGATATTGGTGGTAAAATTAGCCAGAGTAAAGTTGGTGTAGTAGTACATGTACAAATAGACAGTGATGGCAACAAAAGTAAACCAGATACAACTAATTTCCAAGCAGGAGATTTACTAATACTTCCTCCAGTTACTATTAGTTCAAGTCAAGATACAAAAGACTTTACAGGTCCACTGCAAAAGCTAGAACAAATGATAACCAGTGCAGGTAATAGTATTGATACATTAATTAATCCTCCAGAGGAATTAAAAATGAAAGATTTCCAAAATATACTTTATACATATATTAATAGCACAGTTAAAACTGGAGCAATACCTGGTACTGACTTTGGAAAGTGGCTTGGTGGCGCAAAGATAAGCGAAGTTAAGAAAAAACGTGTAGCACAATGGGTATCAGACAATAGTAATGGATTTAATTCATTATGGGAAATTGTTAACGGCCTTACTACAGTTAAAAATAAAATGATTACAATGCTAGATAATCAACCATCAGATATTGAAGCTTATACAGGTGGAAAGCGTGGCGGAGAAGGCTACGTAGTTGGTAAAGATGTAAAACTAGTTAATCGATCTGGATTTACAGCAGCAAATGCAGCAAGGAATAATAGTTAATGTTTAGTAAAGAATGCAAATTACATATGGAAAAAGCAGGAATGACACGATGGGGACATTTTAAGTTCGCTTTTGGATTTTTAATTGAATTAAAGAAAGCAGAACTTGCTATATTAATACATATGTTTGTTCCAAGATGTTGTGAAACATATGCTAGTGATAAAATTAAAGAACTAGCAAATAAATTGGAGAAGCACTAATGAGTGATGATAAAAAATATACACTACAACAATATGCAGCAATGCAAGGCGGTCATGAGATGGAAGAAAATAAAACAAATTTATCTTTTATTGAATCATTAGGCGAAGCTAAAATGTATAGGACCCGCAGTCAAATACAACAAGATGGCGCACGTGGCATTACCGATCATTTATTTGTTAGTTTACTTAGTTTATATACTATGAGTAATGATTATAATTATGCACCAGTTGCTAAAGAATATGCATTACGCACCATATCTAAAGGTAATTTTGCAACACCAAGTCCAAGTGGAACAGATTTATACCAAACAATACATACCTTACAAAAGCCATCTGGATTACTATCAGGAAGTAAGGATGATATGTTGTTAAACAAAGTACGTATAGATGATAGAAGAATTAAACAATTTATGCAAGGAATTAAAACAGGAAATATTACAAAAGGACAAGCACAATCATTTTTCTTTAAATTAGAAAAAGATTTAGCAATACAAGATCCTAAGTTAAGAGCTGCTCGTAGGTTAGCACAAGACTGGACTTCGCTAACATCAGCACAACAGCAACTAGTTGGAACACAATTGACTAAATATTTTAGAACAAGCGGTAGACGTAGCGATATTGCTCCATTATTTAATAAATTTGCAATTAGTAATAAATTAAACGCAGGACCAAGCAAAATTGCCAAAATTGGAAAACGCATAGCACGTGGTGCTGGCGCATTTGCAGTTGGGTATGCCGCAGGTAAAGCAACAGGAAAATAAATTGCAAAATTTAAATGTGAAGTATAAAATTTTCACTTTAATAGATATTACTAACACAAAAGTCATAACTCCTAAAGCTAATCCTGTTGGATTTCATCAGGAACAAAACTTTAATACATTTATACAAATATTAAGTTTACGTACTCAAGTTATATCTAATAATGTTAAAAAGATTAAAAAAGCAAAATATAATAGTTTTAATTTTGGTTCTGCGTTCGATGGATCTGGTCCATTGTGGGAATTAACTTTTATTGCAGAAGCTACTGCTCCATGGATTAAAGATGAAGATTTAACATATTGGTTATATCGTGATTTTGATAATATTCCAGTACATATCAAATTAAATGAAAAAGAAAACATATATCCAGAGAGTATATCTACTGTAGATAGCTTATCTAAAAATACATGCTTTATAACTGAGCAAATTGGATAAATATATACATGTACCATCAGGTGCAATAAAAATCAGCTCTCTAAAAGACGCTGCCAAAAAAAATGAATGGATATTTTAAATGGCGATGCAACAGTCAAGACTTGAGCGTGAAAATCTAGAGGCACATGTAGACTTATGTGCAGAAAGATATCGCGTGTTAGAAGAAAATTTAAAAAGACTAGAATCAAAAGTAGATGATCTAGTAGATTCAATGAATGATATGTCAGACAAGCATGCCGTTGATAAAAATCAAAACAATAAAATACTAATGGGTGCAGCAGCAACTATTATAATGGGATTACTTTCAACAGTAGTATTACTTCTACTAAATCTACAGGCAGGCGGATAAATGATACTTGGTGATGGATATAATGCAGTTGTAACTGAAGCAAAGGTTGTTTTTGCTCGTCGTGGCAAATCAATAGCAACAAAATTTAGATGCACAGTTGGCCCAAGAGCCGGCAGAGTAGTATCAAATCCCAGTAGATGTGCCGCCCCTATTGATTTAAAAAAGCGTTTTATTTTAAAACGTACCAAAGCAGCCAAAGGTGCAAGAATGGCTAAAAAAGCACAAAGAACTAAGAGAATGAACCCTGCAAGTAAAATTGTGGCGAGACTTAATAAGGCAAGAAGATGAAATTAGTAAATGGAAACCTAGTAATAACAACAGTACAATTTGTTAAAGATAATTTTAAAGTAGATGTAGATAAAAAAGAAGTAGCAGATGTTATACGCTCTCTATCATTTACTGAAACATTAAAACTTGCAGATGCTATTAAAACAGATGATGCCGTAAGTGTATCTTCTTACTTTGATATAGCAGAGATATCTGAAGCTGGATATGGTACAATAGGTACACAACAAGCTTCATCAAGTAGTATAAAATCACAAGCTACAAAAGATGTAAATGCGCAACGCAGAGCAAATAATGCACAACAAGATGCAAATAGAGATGCTAATGTTAATGACAGAAGTGTACCAGGAAACATTAATAAAACACAAACTGGACAACCTGGTATGAGATATGACCAACGTGCAGATCCAGATGATGTTCAACGTGGACAAAATTCAGCTCAAGCAGCAACAAATGCTGCTGAAATTGCAAGATTAAAACAATTAGTACAGGCTAGAAGATAATGAAAACATTAACTGGGCCAGGTGGAATTTCAACATTTGTTAGTTTGCATGAAAACCGTGCATACGAAAATTTAGTTGAAAGAGTATGTAAAGACGATATTTCTGAAAGACAAGCATTACTATTACAAAGTCTAGTAAATAAAAATTTAGTAAAACGAGTAATTGAAAATAAAAAAGTATATTACCAAAGATAACAAGGAACCATAAAATGTCTGATCCAAACGATATGTTAAATATCTTGCAAAAATTAGAAGAAGCAAAGAACAATAAAACACCTAGTATTGATGGAACAAAATCATATAGTGTTAGTAAAGATGCAGCTGGAATGCTGAATATTTTAGAAAAGTTAGAAGCCGCTACAACTAGTGCTGCTCAAACTATTGTTACTGAATCTAAGGAAGATATAACACTAAGTGCAGGTGCAATACAAAATAATACTGTAACAGTTGGCAAATACAATGTAGTTATGGAAAAGAAAGTAGTTGTTGAAGGCATTAAAAAAACATTTTATTCTGTTACTGATAAAAAAGGTGACGTAATATATGGAGATATAGCGTTATTTGAGAGTGCAATGGGCATTGTTAAAGGACTTTTATTCAATAAAGATCACGCTATAAATAAAATCGTTACACTTGATAGTAGGTACGGCAGTCATTTATCTGAAGCCGCATTATATCAATATAAAGCAAAAACATTAAAAGAAGAATATAAAAAAGATGTAGCAGTAGCAAAGCAAAGTCATGCAATAAGCAAGATGACGCAAATTAAAAAACAGATTAAAAATTTGTTATAGCATAAATACATTAAGTACTAAGATATAAATTATAGGGGTTATAATAATGAACTTAAATCAATTACAAGAAAACAGACTGTCAAAAGTTGATCGTGTCCTACGTGAAGTATTCGGCGCAAATATCAATTTTTCAGCAGAAACAGCAAAGCTTCAAGCAATGAGCGAAGCTACGCAAAACAAAATTAATCAACTACGTGAAAGTGGTGTTGATGTTAGTAATAAACAATATCAAAAATTATTACTAGTTGCAGAAGGCTTTACAGAAGCATTATCAGACCGTGTTGATGAATCAGCAGATCTTGACACAGCTGAAGTATTACTAGCAGCAAAGCAAATGGCAGACGATTTACAAAAAATGGCTGAAAACTTAGCAAGTATGCAAGTTGAAGACTTAATGTCAATCACTAATGCTATGAAAGAAGAAGTTGGCACAGCAGAAGCAGAAGCATTTAATGCATCAGCAGAAGCAGCAATTGGCTCAGCACTAGAAGCAGTTAAAACAGCTAACGATCAAGTTAGTAATGCAGTATTAGTAGCACAAGGTGAACCAGCAACAGATATGGACATGCCAATGGGTGAACCAGAAGTTGATGACTTAGATGTAGATCTAGATGTAGACATGGATGTAGACACTGATGATTTTGGTGGTGCAGATGCAGCTAATATGGATGTAGATGTAGACGGCAGAGAGATGAAAGAATCAGTTACTAAAGAAGATCTTAAAGCAACATTTGCAAAGATTAAAAAGTAATGAGATACGCCGATCTAATAAGAGGAGAGGTGATAGATCTTATCACTGTTCTTGATGCTGAAGGTATAAACACTGTGCCAATGGAAGTTTTACAAAATGAACTTTCAAAAATTGACATAAATGTTGACTCAGCATCATTAATGCCTGTATTAGATAAACTTCGTATTGTTGACAATATTAAAGACGGAGTAGTTTACTTTAATAGTGACGAAAACCATGGAGAATACAATAGCCAACCTGATCCAGAAAAGCAAGATAAAAAAATTGATAGTATGGCCAGGAAGCAAGTTAACAAAGAGATAAAAAAATGAATATTGGATTAAATGCAGCACAAGCAAGAGCCAAAAGCTCACAGGATATGATAGTTTTTGACGAAAACGTAGCTATTATGAAACAAATAATAACTGACACTGCCCTGGGTGCATTTGAAAGTTATATTACTGATAATACTATAATGACACTTTCAACTCCAATAGCGGTAAAACAAGGAACAGTTTATAACCCCACTGTTTCTGTTGGAGATACTTTGATTATCCAAGACGTAACAGTTGTGCTTGGTTCTACTAGCACAGACCTAAATGGTATTATCTGTGATATTAACGATGCTGAAATACCAGGCGTAGTAGCATCAAAAGACAGTGGATATTTAGTATTAACAGTTGAACTAGTAGCATCTACTACGTGGACTTATACTATCGGAGCTGGCACAGCCAACACATCATTAGGACTTATAGCTGGAACATATACTATTGCTGATACAGCAAGTGTTTCATATTTCAATACTTGGCAAGGCACATTAACTGACCGTGCATTACAAAATCAAATGCAACAAGTTATGAATCATTTCAATAACTTAGGATACAAGATAGAACAAATTACAAATACTACTACTGCAAAAACATTTAAGTGGCACGTATACTGGTAATCCTGTATAGGAAAAACAAATGAAATTTCAAATAAAAAAGATAGCCTTCATTGGTTGCAGCCATTTTTCTGCCTTTGAGACAGGTGCAGGACAAGGTAAAGATAGTTGGACGTGGCAACTAGCTGAAAAATTCCCACATCATTTATATAGAAACTACAGTATTGGAGGACGTGGATTAGAGTATTTTCAATGGTGTATAATGGACGCAAAAAAATGGGGCGCCAATATTGTATTTGTTAATAAAACATATACAGGCAGATGGGGATTATTAGGACAGTTTGATGAAAATGCACCATCTGAATTTGTTTGGGACTTACATGTTATAGATAGTAAATGGTCTGAGGTATACTTAAAATCAGCACATGTATGGGGGAGCCAAGGATCAAATCATGTAAATGGCAACTTAGCACCATATTTAAAACGTTCTGTTGAAACAGCCTTAGACGTTGTTACAGAAGTTTCTATAGCTAATGAACTAAGAAAAAGTTATGAGTATGAATGGTATAAAATAGCACCGTCTATGTATAATTTTGATGATTTTTTCTTAGTACATTGGGCACCTGACAATGAGGACTATCCAGAGTCTTTATCAAATTTTAGTGATACTACTGTAGTAGATATGCTAAGAGCTGAAGTAGGATGCAATCATGAGCATGAACTATATCCGTATGGTATTACACTTGCAGAAGACGACAACCACCTAACACACAAGGGACATAAACTAGTATTGGACAAATATATTTTATCTTCTGAAAAAGTTAGAAATGCATTGACATCTACTGAATAAAATAGTATAATCAGAGTATGTTTAAAACAACTCAACCATATAATTATCAAGAACTAAAGCGTACAGAAGTAGACGGTAAACGTTTATACAAGAATCCTTGGGGAGAACCTGTGCCAAGTGTAACAACCATTCTAAGTGCTACACAACCAGCAGAAAAGCGTCAAGCATTGGCTAACTGGCGTAAGCGTGTTGGTACAGAAGAAGCACAACGTATTACTACAACTGCTGCTAACCGTGGAACAGTTATGCATAATATATTAGAACACTGGGCTTTAGAAAAATATGAAGAATATAATCCAGGAAACAATATAGTACATCAACAAGCTAAAGCAATGGCAGCTGAAGTTATCCGTAATATTGACCCTAATGTTGAAGAAGTGTGGGGTACAGAAGTTATGTTATGTATGCCTCAGCTATATGCTGGTACCACTGATCTTGTTGGTATGTACAAAGGTAAACAAACAATTATGGATTTTAAGCAAACAAATAAGCCTAAGAAACGTGAATGGATTGACGACTATTTTATGCAAGGTGCAGCATATGCATTAGCACATAATGAGTTGTACGAAACTAAGATCGAAAATATTGCCATCTTTATGTGTAGTGGCGAATGTGAATTTCAGTTATTTGAAGTAGCAGAAGAAGAATTTAAGCATTGGGAAACAAAATGGTCCCAAAAAGTCGCCCAGTTTTATGGCGTCAACGTATAAATACACGATATAGAAGGACATCATAAAAATGGCAGAAACAATTATCGCGAAACTGCTAGTTCGTCAAGGAAGTATTCAAGATCTTCCAATGTTGGCAGCTGGTGAATTTGGTCTCGCACAGGACGAGCAACGCTTATTTATTGGACAAACTCCAAAAACAGGAACACTAGTTAGTGCAACTGTTAATTCAGCAACAGTAAAATTTAGTAATAGTTTTAATGATCAGGCTGATCAATATGTAATTGATTTGGATACAGCTTACAATAGGTCATACCAAATTGACGTATATGATTCCGTTACAAACCAACAGATTCCATCTATTTTAGGTACAGATATAAGTTCTAACGATGGTGAAAATACTTTCGATCCAGGACTGAGTAGAGCACTAACTACAGCTGATACCATCACTCTTAGGCATAATAAAGAAATCACAAATTATAAATCAGATGACCAGATTATAGGAGGCGTAGAATCTATATACCTAGATCCGGTATCTTCACCAGGAACGCCAGAAAATACTAATCCACGTATTGATTTTAATAGTGAAATAAAAAACAGTATAACATTTGAGTATATGTTAACTTTGGGTACTAATACTACTAGTATAAGAAAAGGAACATTATCTATTTCAGTTTATGGAGATGCTACTTCTAATATTGACGATAATTTTACATCAACTGCTGATTTAGCCAATGTAAAATTTAGTATACATGGAGTAACACCAAAGCACTTTAATTTGCAATACGATACTACTAATATAGAACAAATGCAATTTAGCTATACACAAAAATCATTTAAACAAAATCCTGTAATTAATTAAAACAGAAAATATTATGAACGAAATATGGCTTATGTCTCCTAACGCCAGACTTAAAAAATGGCGATCATTTAGGAAAGATCTAGTTAATCTAGAGTATATGGATGCAATCACAGCTTGCGTTGAGCTGTGGTCAAGCGCACCAATCTCTTCAAGAGTACTAGATATATATAATACAGATACCTGGTTACGACCATGGGATCTACTTTGGTCAGGTGACTTAGACCAAGATGCTATAACATTAGGTATGGCATACACATTACAGCTAGGAGGCATTTCAGATAATGAGATCCGACTAGTACAAGACCAGAATAAAACTTTTTTAAAACTAATAGTAGTTGTTGACAACCAATATGTTTTAAGTTATAGTTACGGAGAAATTGAAGACATTAAAGTCTTGGAAGATGTAGATACACTAACTACTGTTCCAGTACAAGACTTATTATAAGAGAATGGGGTGAACAAATAAATGAGTAAAGAAATTACAGTAATTAAAAGAGATGGCACTAAAGAGTCATTGGACCTGGAAAAGATGCATCAAGTTGTATTTTTTGCTTGTGAAGGAATAGCTGGTGTAAGTGCTAGTGAAGTAGAAATAAAAAGTCACATTCAATTTTACAATGGTATTGAAACTGCGGATGTACAAGAAACATTAATTAAAGCTGCTGCTGATTTAATTAGTGAAGAAACACCTAACTACCAATGGGTAGCAGGACGTTTAGTAAACTATCATATTCGTAAGCAAGTATATGGTGATTTTGAGCCATGGCATTTACGTGATATTGCTAAGAAAAATGTAGAGCTAGGTTACTACGATAACAATTTTTTTACTGCCTTTACTGATGATGAAATTGATCAGCTTAACAGATATATTAAGCATCAACGTGATGAGAACATCTCATATGTTGGTATGGAACAATTTCGTGGAAAATATTTAACACAAAACCGTGTAACTGGGCAGTTGTATGAAACTCCTCAGATTGCATATATGATGATCGCAGCAACACTATTTCAAGACTATCCAACAGATACACGTATGAAATGGATTAAGGACTTTTATGACGCTTCTAGTAATTTCGATATTAGTTTACCTACTCCTATTATGGCCGGACTCCGCTCGCCGCAACGTCAATTCAGCAGTTGTGTACTTATTGAGACCGATGATAGTCTTGACTCTATTAATGCTACTAGTAGTTCTATTGTAAAGTATGTAAGTCAAAAAGCAGGTATTGGAATTGGTGCTGGTAGTATACGTGCAATTGGATCTCCTATACGTAATGGTGATACATCACATACAGGCGTTATTCCTTTTTATAAGCATTTTCAGTCAGCAGTAAAATCATGTTCACAAGGCGGTGTTCGTGGTGGTGCAGCTACACTGCATTATCCAATTTGGCATTATGAAGTAGAGGATATGCTTGTACTAAAGAATAACAAAGGTACAGAAGATAATCGAGTACGTCACATGGATTATAGTGTACAATTTAATAAACTAATGTATGAGCGTCTAATGACAGGTGGAGATATTACATTATTCTCTCCAGCAGATGTTCCTGGTTTATATGATGCATTTTTTAATGATCAAGACGAATTTAAACGTTTATACGAAACAGCAGAACGTAATACGCATATACGCAAAAAGACTATTAAAGCGGCAGAACTTTTTGGCTTGTTTATGGAAGAACGTAAGAATACAGGCCGTATTTACCTACAAAATGTAGACCATGCAAATACGCATAGTAGCTTTGATGAATCAGCTGCTGCAATACGCATGAGTAACTTGTGTCAGGAAATTAATTTACCAACTACTCCACTTACAGATTTTACTGATCCAAACGGTGAAATATCACTATGTACACTTGCAGCAATTAATTGGGGTAATATTAAAACTCCAGCAGATTTTGAGAGAGTATGTACTCTTGCAGTACGTGCATTAGATCAGTTACTAGATTATCAAAATTATCCAGTACTAGCAGCAGAGCTATCAACAATGAAACGCCGTCCATTAGGTATTGGTATTATCAACTTTGCATATTGGTTAGCTAAGAATGATCATTCTTACCAAGACATTAGTGAAGAAGGACTTGCATTAGTAGACGAATGGGCAGAAGCGTGGAGCTATTACCTTATTAAAGCAAGTGCAGACTTAGCAGCGGAAAAAGGTATTATATCAGGAAAAGACGAAACAAAGTATGGCCAAGGAATCACACCTAACCAAACATATAAAAAAGACGTAGATGATCTTGTACCTCACGTTGAGCGTATGGATTGGGATAGCCTACGTGAGCAATTAAAAGAAACAGGAACACGCAATAGTACATTAATGGCACTTATGCCTGCAGAAACATCAGCACAAATTAGTAACAGCACAAACGGTATTGAACCACCACGTGCATATGTAAGTATTAAGCAATCAAAGCATGGTGTACTAAAGCAAGTTGTTCCAGGTTATCCACGCTTAAAAAACAAATACGATTTACTATGGGATCAACGTAGCCCAGAAGGATATATTAAAATTATGGCAGTATTGCAAAAGTATATCGATCAGGGCATTAGTGTAAACACAAGTTATAATCCAGCGTTTTATGAAGATGAAAAGATTCCAATGAGTACAATGCTTGGTCACCTATTGACATTTTACAAATATGGCGGCAAGCAATTGTATTACTTTAACACAAATGATGGTCAAGGAGAAATTGACGTAACATCAGAACCACTTGCACAAGGACTTATCGATGATGAAGCCTGTGATAGTTGCACAATTTAGGAAAAACAAATGTCAGTACTTAACATAAAGAATGAAAAACACCACACAGAAGCAAATGCATTTTTAGATGAAGGTCTAGGAATGCAACGATACGATTTAATGAAATACAAGCAATTTGATAAATTAACAGAAAAGCAATTAGGCTTCTTTTGGCTACCACAAGAAGTTGATGTAAGTAAAGATTCCAAAGACTTTAAAAATCTAACGGATCATGAACAGCATATCTTTACATCAAATCTAAAGCGACAAATTTTACTAGACAGTGTGCAAGGACGCTCTCCTAATTTGGCATTGTTGCCAATTGTTAGTCTACCTGAATTAGAAACGTGGATTGAAACTTGGGCATTTAGTGAAACAATCCACTCACGTAGTTACACTCATATTATTCGTAATGTATACAATGATCCTAGTAAAGTATTTGATACACTGACGGATAGTAAAGAGATTACTGATTGTGCAGATGACATTTCAAAGTATTATGATGATCTTATTGAGTATACAAACTTACATGATCTATTAGGTTACGGTACACATACTATTAATGGTGAAACTGTAGTAATTGATCGTTTGGAACATAAACGTAAAATCTGGATGTGCATTAATAGTGTTAACGTATTAGAAGGTATACGCTTTTACGTATCATTTGCATGTAGTTGGGCATTTGCAGAACTTAAAAAGATGGAAGGCAATGCCAAAATCATTAAGTTCATCGCACGTGACGAAAACATTCACTTAGCAAGTACACAATACTTGTTAGCAAAAGTATTACCAAAAGAAGATCCAGAGTTTGCACAAATTGCAAAAGAGATGGAACCACAAATTACACAAATGTTTGTAGATGCAGTTGAGCAAGAAAAACAGTGGGCTGATTACTTGTTTAAAGACGGATCAATGATTGGTCTAAATGCAGAACTATTACATAACTACATTGAATGGATTGCATGTAAGCGTATGACCGCACTTGGAATGAAATGCCCATACACAACTAGTCAAGCAAATCCACTGCCGTGGACACAGAAGTGGATTAGTGGAGCAGATGTACAAGTAGCACCGCAAGAAACAGAAATTAGTTCATATGTTCAGGGTGGAGTGAAACAAGACGTTTCAGAAGATACATTTAAAGGATTCAGTTTATGAGCATAGAAATTTATGGAAAACCACAATGTCCATTTTGTGACAGAGCAAAGACATTATGTGAAACTAGACAACTGTCATACAAGTATTATCAGCTTGGCACGGACTTTACACGTGAGGAAGTTTTAGAAATGTTCCCAGGAGCAAGAACATTCCCACAAATTAAAGTAAATGGTAAATCAATTGGTGGATACGATGGGTTTCCACAATACTTAGAAGAAACAAATTATAACGGAACAGGAAATACAATATGATTATAGAAGCACCATATACAGTGAACGACATTGTTAGTCTTAAACTAGCAAGTGGCGAGGAAATGATTGCCCGCCTAGTAGCTGAAGATGCAACACACGCAACAGTAACAAAGCCACTAATGCTTATTGCTGCAGACAATGGAATGGGCCTAGCACCGTTTATGTTTACAGTTAGCCCAGAAGCTAAAATTAAACTAAAAATAAATAGTATTATATGTATAGTTAAATCAGCTAAAGATGCTGTTGATATCTATACAAAACAAACATCAGGATTGGCAACAGTATAATGGCAGGAGTTCACAGAAACGGCGATAGTAGAGCATGCGGTGCTAGCACAATAGCAAGTAACCCTAACGTCTTTGTGAACAACAAACTAGCGGCTGTTGACGGAAATCCAAATTCACACGGTGGTGGCAATTTAAATGCTGCAAACCCAAATGTGTTTATTGGAAATAAACTTGTGGTAATTAATGGAAACAGTGCGTCACCTGATGCATTGTGTCCTTTGCCAGGAGGGGCTCATTGTGCGCCTAGTGCAACCAGTGCTAGCGGCGATGTATTCATAGGCGGATAATATGGCAGATTTTACTAATGGTATAGAAAATGCCCAACACTATTTAAATGCAGTTGATCAAGCAAGTATAGAAGTACCAACATCTGTTACTTCTAATTTGTTATCAGGTACAGTATCTTCAAGCACAACAAGCTTTAGTATACGAGAAATTATATGTAGTTTACTTGCTGGAAATGGCATAAAGCTACCTAATTTACAAATATGTTTAAAAGTTAATATTGGCAGACTATTAAGTATCAGTGGACTTCCACTATCTATAAAAAATGCATTACTTTCTGTAGAAAAAGCATTAGATGACTTTATTACACATACTGGTATAGACAATGTGCTAGGTAGATTAAACTCTGCCATTGGTGAATTTGCCGCTATTGCTAACATGATTAATTTTTGTGGAACACCAGTAGTACCACGTGCTATTCCAAATGTACTAAAAGATGTATTTGGAGCATACTTAGGTAAAGGACAAGATTTAATGGATCGATTAGGCGTAATGCTTGATAATGATATTGGATTATGTTTGGGAGACGGTGGATTTAATGTAAGCATTTTTCAGTCAGGATTATTAAAAGATATTGGAGATTGGGTAGATGATTTTGGAAATATGCCAACTGCAACAATTAATAGTATTACTAACAGTTTAAAAAATCTATCTTCTGATATTAATGACTTAATTAAATTTGAAAATAACTTTAGCGGCACAGATAATGCTGGCGGTAGTACATTTAGTCCTACAGAAGGCAGAGTGCATACTGGTATTGGTACAGCACTTCCTGAAAACATGACACTTGCTGAAAGTCAAAAATATGCAAGTTTATTAAAAGCATTGTATTCAGCTACAAGTGCTTATCCTGTTGATGATGCTGGTAATAATATTATGCATTACTTACTAGAACCAGAACTTATATCTAAACTGGAATTAGATAGCAATCCCACATATACACTGGAAGAAAACGAACCAGTTTATGATCATTGTGGAGTTATTACTGGTTATACAAAATCCACAATACAGGCTCCTGCACCAACAAGCACAGGCGGACCAACAGCATCAGCAACACAGCCAGGTGTAGTTGGTCTTGCAGAAAGCGGAATAGTTCTTAATAACTCTCCTGCATCAACCGTAAATCTAGGAACGACGAACCCCAATGTTCAGTCAAGTGTACCAGATACTCCTATTGGTAAAAATGGCGATAAAAAAGGTGATATGGCAGTTAATAGTACACATACATTTATTGCAATTGCTAATTATGATGGTACAACAGCAATATGGTCAAAATCAGCAAATAATACTAGTTGGTAAAATAATTAAAATTAATGCTTGACAAGCTGATATCTTAATGCTATAGTGTAGCTATAGTAACAAAAAGGTAAAAACATGAAAAATTCAATCCTACTAGCAACAGTTGCAACACTTCTGTCAACAGCAGTAAGTGCATCAGAAATTGTACGAACAGGCATTGTACTTAGAAGTGAACCAATTTACACTACAAGAACAGAATCAACTCCATCTACATCATGCAAAACAATTGATGTACCAATTTACGGAAGATCTAACACAACCTCAAATGCAGGCGAAGGTGCTTTCCTTGGTATGCTATTAGGTGGTATTGGTGGCAAAGTAATTGGTGGTAACGACAAAGGCGCCGCAGCAGGTGCTATACTGGGCGGTATTATTGGTGCTGATAAAGCACAGAAAAATACAACACGCCAGATTGTTGGATATAACCAAGAACAAAGATGTACAACAGTTTATACTAACAAAAAATTACGTACTCTTGATGGATATTTTACAGTAGTAGAAGTAAGAGAACTTGATTACTTTCGTTATGATTTTGTAAGCAATACACAGTATGCACAAGGTCAAGAACTTAAAACACGTATCAAACTTGAAGTAAAATAAAAAGATAAATAAAACTGTAGATAATTAATATACTAAAAAGTGTTGACACTAACTCTTACATGTAGTATATTAATTATACAAATACCAAAAACTGTTAACAGTTTTGCTCCTATAGCTCAGTTGGTAGAGCAACTGATTTGTAATCAGTAGGTCCGCGGTTCAAGTCCGTGTGGGAGCACCAGTTAATGCGGATGTGGTGGAATGGTAGACACGCAGGTTTTAGGTACCTGTGCTTCACGGCGTGAGAGTTCGAGTCTCTCCATCCGCACCAAGATGGTTAGCAACCAGAAATAGCTCGGGTTGGCCATGGTAAGTCAACACTATTATAGGTATTTGTATAAATACTTATAACAACAGTTAATGGGGCATTAGCTCAGCTGGGAGAGCACCTGCTTTGCAAGCAGGGGGTCAACGGTTCGATCCCGTTATGCTCCACCATTAATAATCGCCTTTTGGTAAAGGTAGTCTTGGGAGCAGACTTTAAACGCTCTCATTTTTTTTATTCCTTGTTAGCTCAGCTGGTAGAGCAACTGACTGTTAATCAGTAGGTCGTTGGTTCGAGCCCAACACAAGGAGCCAATACAGGAGAGGTGGCAGAGTGGTCGAATGCGGCGGTCTTGAAAACCGTTGAACTGCGAGGTTCCCAGGGTTCGAATCCCTGTCTCTCCGCCATAGGGTGATTAGCTCAGTTGGTAGAGCGTCTCGTTTACACCGAGAATGTCAGGAGTTCGAGTCTCTTATCACCCACCATATAGAGACATAGCTCAGTTGGTTAGAGCATTCGCCTGATAAGCGAAAGGTCGGTGGTTCGAGTCCACTTGTCTCTACCAATTTAGATATGCGGGTGTAGCTCAGTGGTAGAGCCTTTCGTTGCCAACGAAACTGTCGACAGTTCGAATCTGTTCACCCGCTCCATAAATATAAAGTATACGCGGTTGTAGCTCAGTTGGTTAGAGTGCCGGCCTGTCACGCCGGAGGTCGCGGGTTCGAGTCCCGTCAACCGCGCCATTAAATTAGGAGTAAGATGAAATGAAATATATAACCACATTAATAATTGCATGCTTAATTGCAACAAGTACATTTGCTAAAGAGCCAGTAATGGTTGAATACGATTTTCCTATTACTAGAGTTATTGATGGAGACACAGTGGCATTTGAAGCAAACTTTTTGCCAGACCCATTCAAGAAAGAATTAAGTATTCGTGTGTATGGTGTTGACACTCCTGAAAAAAGCTGGAGAGCAGAATGTGATAAAGAAGCACAATGGGGTGCAGAAGCTAGTGCATTTACAAAAAACATGATTAACGAATCACGTAACATTAAAATTGCTATTTACAAATGGGACAAATACGGTGGACGTGTGTTAGGTGATATTATACTTGATGGATTTAGTTTACGTCAACTATTAATTGAAAATGGCTATGCACGTGAATATTACGGAGACAAGAAAGAATCATGGTGTGACTAATCCCAAAGATGAAAAAGGATTTTGTGTAATACCATTTACACAATCGTTCATACAAGATAATCGATCCAGGCTATGTTGTGAAAGTAAACAAACAGACGTATTTTATTTAACAGAAGATGTAAATTTTTCTGATATATGGAATAATGATTTTCATCAGAGCATTAGAAAACAAATGTTATCAGGTTCTGGCGTATTGCCAACATGTTGTGAAATTTGCACAATGGATGAAGAATCTGGCGAAGAAAGTATGCGCCAATTTCAAAACAAGTATCAAAACGCAAGCATTGCTGATTTTAATAGTGTAATAGCTCCCCCTCCGATTAGTTACGATATTAGAGCAAATAATAAATGCAATCTTGAATGTGTAATGTGTGATGGACGTCTTAGTACAGCTATCCATAAAAGACTTAACGACTATGGTTTAACTGATGATGATGATTTTCCTGTTACATTTGGTGAAGAGTGGAAACAACAAGCATATATTATTGACCATGTTAAAGAAAATAGTAGCAATATTACTAGTATGAGATTTGCTGGAGGTGAGCCTTTTTTAATGCCAGAAGTATTAGACATGCTTGAATATTTTGCCAACACTGGAGATAGCAAAAATATTGATTTACAAATTCTTACTAATGGTACTACAGTGAGAACTAAATGGTTTTCCAATATACTTACCAAATACAAAAAAGTAAGATTAAAAATTAGTATAGACGGCATTGGTGAAACTGGAGAGTATGTAAGATACCCTTCTAAGTGGAGCGTAGTTGATAAAAATATACAACGTCTACTAAAAATATCAAAAGAAAACGACAATATAAATGTTGATCTAGTGCCAGTAATTCATTTGCTTAATGCATTAGAAATGGATAAAGTTATAGAGTATGCAGCAATCAATGAAGTTGATATGGCATTAACACCAGTATATACAGCAAGCAGTAATTATCATATAACAGCTGATTTACTTACTAATGATCTTAGAAAGATAGCACATGATAAAATGATGAATATGCTAGACAAATATCCAGATATGTCATTTAGTGTAGGTAAAGGATTTATAACAAATTTGTTAAACATGAAGCAACGAACAGACCCTCGACCAATACAGCAACTTAATCAAGTTGTAAAATATTGGGATAGTCATAGAGAAGTTAAGTTCCTTGATCGATACCCATATTTGGATTATCTAATTAAATAGTAATATGCGTATAGGACTCACACAACGAGTATTTGAACACAACGGCCAATCATATGATGCAACAGATCAAGACTGGTATACATACTTTGACGACCACGAGATTATACCCATACCAAATTACCCACAGAATTTTATAAGTTTAGCAGACAGTTTAGACTTGCTAGTTATTACAGGAGGCAATGCTCCTGCTGAACGAGTTAAAACAGAACTACACCTAGTTCGTGCTATGATGGATAATAATAAACCTATATTGGGAGTTTGTCATGGAGCGTTTTTCTTAACTGAACTATTTGGTGGCAAGGTTGTTGAATGTAGTGGGCATCATAATACTATACACAATGTTACAATGGATAATGCTACAGTACAAGTAAACAGTTTTCATAATTTACAGATAAAAAATGCACCAGAAATGGCTAAAGTGTTAGCAGTAGACGAAGATGGTTTTTGCGAAAGTTGGACATATGGATCTATTGGTACAGTTGTTTGGCATCCTGAGCGTGGAAATATATCAATACCAAATGACATAACACTATTGTTAAATTTATAATTTAAAAGTATAAATATAGTTGTAGCACAGAGTTGTGCTATTCATCAAGTATGATTCACATGTTTATAGCAGAGTTGCTATATTATTTAAGGTGTGACTCATTTATTATAAAAATAAATGTTTTATTCAAATTGTCTACATAGTAGACAACATTACAAAGTTAAAATGGAGAATAATACAATGGCTTTAACAGGTAAACAATTCGTAGAACAAGTAGCAGCAGATAACGCAGCACTATTCACAGCATCAAAAATGAACGTAAAAGCGTATTTTGAGAGCAAAAACAACTCAACAGAAGAACTAGTTGAGCACTTCATCGGTCGTATGGTTAACGAACGTATGAACATGGTAGAGATCAGTAAGCAAGTAGCAGCAATGCCAGCAAATGCAGATCCAATGGAACTACAAAATCTATCAAAGCAAGCACACGATGAAGCAGTACACTTCCGTATGGTTAAAGAGTGCATCGAAAAAATCACAGGCGAAGAACTAGACGTAGACGCAGCAATCGCAGCAGAAGCAGCTAAGCCACAAGCTAAAGGTGCTGATCTTTTAGACAAGTACGAAGCATCAAATGATGAAGCAGCACTAGCAGTATACCAAATGGTTGCTGAAGGTCGTGCAGAAGCAGTATGGAACCAAATGGCTGACTCAATTGAAGATTCATTCATTGCTAAATCTTATGCAAAAATCGCAAAAGACGAAGGTTTCCACTCAACTATCGGCGCAATGAAACTAGAAACAATTGCAACAGATGCAGATACACAAGCACGTATCCTAGCAATCGTTGACGGAATGCGTAAAGACTTATTCAACGTATCATGTGAAAACACACTAGAAGCTGAAGGTTCAAAAGAACTAGTAGCTGAAGCATACGGTTGGTAAGTTATACTTAACAATTTTTGTTTAATTAAACCCAGTCTTTATGGCTGGGTTTTCTTATTATAAGGCAGTAAGCATTGCCATAATATCCAATACATCGCTAGGCTTTGCATAATATTCATCTTGTATCCATTCACGCTTTGGTGTAATATACTGACAGTCAAAACTATGATCTCCATTACCATTGCTAAATGCACAATAATTCCATACTCTACATATAACTGGTAAGTGAGTCATGCCTAATCGAGGTGCTAGGTATATTCTATGATTGCCAGTGTCTAGTCTAGCTTTTCTACTCCAAACACCTACACTTAATACAATAGGGTCTTGTACACCATTTTCCATGATGTCGCTCATTAATGCTAGATCATCAGTTGGACTGAAATCTGGATTACGATATGGAGCCAACATTTGTATTGGCATTTGTTGTATTAAGGTGCTATCCATCTTTGCATAAAGCTCTTTCTTACATAACCACGTTGTTGCACTCTGTGCCAGCTCTTTTCATTATTAAAGAAGATGCTGCAGTAATTAGGTCTTAATGGGAGTTCAATAACGTCAGTATCATAATCAGACATTATGATTGTTCCTCCATCAGCATATTCTTCTTCTTGTAAAAATATTTGCAATGTAACCATAAATTCACCTTTGTCACGATGTGGAGGTTGTAATTGATTACTAGGCAAGTCTAATTTATACGACTGTTTAGCCACGTATGGATGAAAGTCTTGTTCAAATTTGTTAAACACTGCTACAGCAAATTCATTGCTTTTTAATGGATCAGTCATTATGATATCGTTATACTGGTGGTTACTCTTATTAGCTAAATTACACCAATTGCTTTCATCATCCATGTGATCAGACCAATCAATACTATCATATATACGTTGTTGTTCAATCAACATATCTGGTGGCAAAAATTCTGGTATTACTATATGATTCCATGGATTATTGATAATCTCAGTATCATTTATTTTTTGTAATATGTGTGTTAGAAAATCAGTCATTTATATCCTTTATTATAAAGTTGGTCCAGTTTTTATTTGTATCAGGTCCTGCATGTTCACCATCTCTGCCCTTATCAACATAATACTCTTCTTCAAGTGTAGGCCATGATTTTATAGGTATAGTTGTATCTATCCCTTGTGGTCTATCAAAACAATGTACTTCTACATTATGTAACTTCCATGTATTAATAATAGATTGCTGCATTAAATATGATTTAGTCATGTAGTTACTTTCATAGTATACATATCTTTCCCAAAATTCTATGATGTCATTACCAGACCAGTGACCAAGTTGTTGTATCTTATCATCTTTATATATCAGATATCTTGAAGGACATGGGAACATAATTATAACTTTTTTTGGAATATAATTAGACTGTATTAGGGCATGTGTATTATGGTGTAAAGTATCAACACTTGCACCAGACACACCCATATTTATGGTAGTATTATTTGTGATCTGTTCATATATATTTGGAATAGTATGCTTGTTATGCACGCCTTGACCAAATATATGACTGCATCCAAGAAATAGTACACATTCTTTCCAGTCAAATTCTTGTAATTCCTTTGTTCTATATCCGTGTGAATTAAGTCTATAATTCAGGTCCTGGGAATTAAAATATCTCCAATCAGTGCCTAGCTCTTTCTTTGTCTTAATCCAATTTGATTTGTGGTCATCATGTAACCATTCGAGTGTAAGATTTGGAGTTTTTTTCTTATTTTCTAAATTTAAAATATCTATTTTATTAAACATCAAAATGATCCTTCCAATTTAATCCTCTGATATTATTCAGTGTTTCAAAATAGGACAACATCTTTTCTCTTAACTTCCCCCGTTCATCTTGGCTACTATTGAATTTGACTATTTTTGTCAATTTTTTATTATTTAAATCTAGTATTGTTTGTATTATTTCAGGACTGGCTAAAAATGGTTGTAAGTGCTTTGGTTCATAAACACTCATGCCTGCCCAATGTATATCCCGCTCATCACACCATTCTATTAATTTAGGTAGTGACTGCAAACTAGCAGCCTGGACACTAGTTTCAACATTAACTTTAATATTATCGTATGATATCATTTTATCTACATTGCGTTCTAATTTGTCCCATTTGATAGGCCATCTTATAAAATCATTAGCTTTTCCATATCCATCTATACTAACATTTATTCGTACATCTTCAAATTTAGATAGTACATCTTGTAGTTTTTTTCCAAAGCTGCCCCCGTTAGATGTGATTTGTATAATTGAATGGTTTTTATTTTCTTGTTGTGCTTCTAGTACAATTTCTAAAAAGTCACTTAACAATCCTCTAACAGTAGGTTCACCACCAGCAAATCTTATTTTACGTGCTTTAGATGCTTCTACTGCAATAGTTCTAAATTTAGCAGGATCGTCAAACCAATTAACTTCTGGAGAATGATGTTGTGGTCTAAATATTTTAAGTTGTGGATTTTTATTGTGTTCTTCTTCCATCAAACTACTATTGTAACTACCACACATAATACATCCAGCATTGCATATATTACCAAATTTAATCTCTGTGTCGAATAAACTAAACTCGCCTTCATTAGTATATCTCTGATCGCCGTTATATATCATTCCGTCAATATTGGCTTTTTCATCTAGGACACATTCATTGCATCCTTGGCCAAACCTATTGTTTTTCATATCATTCATTAGTTTTTTATAAAAATCACTATTTAGATAATCTTGTATTGTATTTTCAGATACTAGAACTTGATCAGGCTGCTCTTGCCAAGCACAACATGGACGATAAACGCCTGTACTACTGATACTAATATGATTTACTGGCCATTTACACTTCATAAACATATTTATACTTGTTGACATTGACTATCTATTATGCTAATATATGTACAGACAGTATGCTAGTAGGATGACACGGACGCAATTTACTTGCAGCATCGAATACATATTGTCTAGTGGGGGAATAAAGCTTTTAGTTGACTGTTATGTATCTGGCCAGCATCATAACCAACTGTAAGAGTTAGGTAATAAAAACGGATTAGCTATCCTGATAGATCCTTGGACCCCCACATATATTAAATAAAAGTGTTGACACTCTAATTAATATGTAGTATTATAAATACATAATATAAATTAGGACAGGTGGGTGAGTGGCTTAAACCAGGGGATTACTAATCCTCCGAACGTTCATAGCGTTCCGTGGGTTCGAATCCCACCCTGTCTGCCAAAGTTTTGGAACGTAGCATAATGGTAATGCACCGCTTTTTGGTAGCGTAGAGTATAGGTTCGAGTCCTATCGTTCCAGCCAAGTTTGGTCCCTTCGTCTATCGGTTAGGACGCCAGGTTTTCAACCTGGAAAGACGGGTTCGATTCCCGTAGGGACTACCATATCAGTGCAGGTTTGCTAACAGTATTAGATATTCCCCCAGGCGTCAATATCGCCACTGCGGTAAGGTTCGAGTCCTTAGCTGATACCAGAAATAAATACAACTATGATAAAATTAGATACAGTACACGTTGAAATAACTAACAGATGTAATGCAATGTGTCCAGGATGCACTAGGCAAGATCCTGATACTGGAAAGTTACTCGATTTTTTTCATACAACTAATGAAGTTGATTGGTCATTATCTGACTTTAAAAATATACTTCCTCCTCATATTGTTAAAGATACAAACATATTTTTTGGAGTAACAGTTGATGAGCCATTAATGAATCCAAACTTTTTAGATATTGCAAAATATGTAATTGCGTCTGGAGGTAATATTGAACTTGATACTAATGCAGGTGCTGGAACAGAAAAAACATGGACTGAATTTGGTAGATTATCACGTGACAATCCTGGAAGAATAAGAGTTGGATTTTCAGTAGATGGATATGAAGATACAAATCATATATATCGTGTTAATGTCAAGTGGAATACAGTTGTAAGAAATATGAAAGCATTTGCACAGAATTGTAAAGATGCAACTTGGGTATATCTAGCATTTGATCATAATGAGCATGATATACCAAAGGCAGAAAAACTAGCAACAAAAATGGGTATCAAATTTAAAGTACGTGCAAATACTCGAAATATTAAATCTTGGGTATCAAATACTACTATTAAAAAAGATAAAAAGATAGTTAAAGAAACAAAAATAGTCAAAGTAGACTCTGATAGTAAATTTAAACATAGCGACTTTGAAAAGATAAAAAAATTAACAAGTCGTAAATCTGACGAATATACTAAAAGTGAACTTGACACCATATCTTGTTTATTAATAGATCAACAAGAAGTTATGATTGATTGGTCAAAGAGAATGTGGCCATGTTGTTGGTGGGGAGATGCATATCTTTCAAAAAACAAAAGATGGATGAAAAACATTATTTCTCAATATGGAGATGATTGGAATCGGGTAGATTTAACATCAATAGATAAAATACTAGATCATGAATATTATGCTAGTATATTAGGTGGTGAAGCTAGATATGATAATACTAGTAAATTCTACTGTGGTGATAGTTGCTTTAAGCACTGTGGTGATAAAGGCAAAAGAAATTACGAATACTTTGATAAAGATGGCAAATCAGTCTAGTCAAATAGATAAATAAAACTATAAGATACTGCCGTTAACACGGCAAGCTGGACATACAGCTTAAACTAATTAAGGCGTTTGGGCGCCATCTAGACCCATTTATAATACTTTAATTAGGAAGATCTATGAATATATATTTAACACAAATTAATAACACCATAGCAGATGCAATCTTTCTGCCTCTTTCTGTTGGCTACGTGTGGGAATATGTTAAAACTCAAAAAGACTTGAAGAAATGTAAATTGGGTGGTATCATATTTGAAAGAGATACTATAGAAAATTATATGGACCAGATAAAAGACCCTGATGTAATAGCAATTAGTACATATGTGTGGAACTGGACAATTAGCCAAGAACTAGCTCGTGCTGTTAAGAAGAAATATCCAAAATGCTTAATTGTTATGGGCGGACCACAAGTACCATTCAAGAAGCAATGGCTTGAGGAAAATAGAGATATGTGTGACGTTATTGTTACATATGCTGGCGAGCGTACATTTGCAGAAGTGCTTAGAGGAAACTTAACAGCGCCAGGTATTATGAGTGAACACGGATACATTCCTCCCAAGCCAGATAGAGATATATCAGATATTCCAAGTCCATATTTAAGTGGACTAATGGATAGTTTAATGGATCCTGATAAGAACTATAGTGCTATTGTAGAAACAAATAGAGGATGTCCTTATAGTTGTACATTCTGTGATCAAGAAGCAGTGTATTATAACAAGATTGCCAAGTTTGATTATGATAGAGTTATTGCAGAAATAGATTGGGTAGTCAAACATAAAATTGACTTCTTATATTTTGCTGATAGTAACTTGGGAATATTTGATAGAGATGTAGACTTTATGAGATATATTGCAAAATGTAGAAACGAAACTGGATACCCTAGAAATATCGATTACTCAACAGCAAAGCAATCTCCTGATCGAGTAACAGAACTTGGAAAAATATTAAATCAAGAAGCAGGCATTACACGTGGTATGACAATTGCACTACAGAGTATGAATCCTGATACACTTAGTGCAATTAAAAGAATAAACGCTGCTAATGATAAACTAAAGAAAACTATAGATGATTTTCATGCAAATGGTGTTGATAATTATTGTGAGCTTATATTAGGATTACCAGAGGAAAGTTTTGACAGTTGGGTTAAAGGTACTGGTGAAATACTTGACATAGGCAGTGATCACGCATTACAAATGCACCCACTAAGTGTTGTGCCTAACACTCCATTTATGGATGAAGATTATGTACAAAAATATGGTTTAAAATATACACCCACTCAAGCACCTGCAGGAGGAAATACGTATCCTGGTGATAGTAATGGTGAGATTGATTACATTTGCTATGAGACAAATACAATGACTCGTGATGAATGGATAGATGCATACTTCTTTACAAAAGGAATAGTTATACCTCACCATTATCATGGATTTAGTCAAGTGTTAGCAACCTATCTAAACAGAGAGCTAGGTATTCCTTTTATTGAATACTATACCTTTTTGTTTAATTGGAGTAAAGTAAGTAGTGGAATTTTACACTCAGAATACATGGCACATACAAATAGTGTTCGTGAAAGCTTATTTGAAAATAAAACTTGGGGTCGCCCTGTAGATGATACTGATAATTTCCACCTACAAGATAATGGTGCAACTGCATCTTGGTTATATGAAAATATAGATGCAGTATATAATGAGTTACTTATGATATGCAGTGTTAAGTGGGAAATAGATGTATCTGAAGTACTAAGATACAACAAGCACATACTAGATAGATATAATGAAACAACTCAAGATGCTGAATATGATAAAAATTGGCATGGATGGTTTAATAATAATGAAACATTAAAAGATGAAAATACTACTGTATCTATTACCACACGTAAAGAATATACAAGTAAATTAGATCACGCCAAACATTTATTTTGGTATGGTAGAAAAGCCAAACGTTGCTTCTTAGCAGCAAATGAAAGGAAAACACAATATGATACGAGTAGCTGATACTATTCCAAATGTAAGAACTATGCATAAAGTAGGGGTTCAAAATTTATGGTTAGAGACACATGAATTATTTGCAAACAAGAAGATTTTGCTTTTTGGTGTTCCAGGATCATTTATTGTCGAGTACGCATCAAGTCAAATGCGCACATATGAATTCTTTTATGAAAAGTTTAAAGATTTAGGTATTGATGAAATATGGGTAACTAGTACTGAAGACACTTATATACAACGTGCATGGTTAAACAGTGAAGGTATTGAGCAAATAAAAGCATTGCCAGATCCAGCTCTTGAATGGGCAAGTAGTATTGGTATGCTAGAGGATATGACCAAAGAAGGATTAGGTCCCAATCGTAGTCACAGATATGCAATGATTATTGATAACCTTATATGCAAAGTTGTGCATTATGAGGATTTTACACACAACCCAATGACATGTTTTCAGGTAAGTGATGCAAACAGTATGATGAATTACTTAGAGAAGATACAAACAAATTATGAAAGGTTTAATAATGAAGCAAGAGATACAGTTACCGCTGAAGGAAAAATCAGGTGAGTATGCATGTGAACTCCCAACGCTTTGGTTTGATAGAGAATATTTATTAGACCATGTAAATGGAGTTGCGCTGGATAATTGGTATATTTTTGATTGTGGGCATATTAGATGGACAGTACAAGAAGCATTTGAGCCGCGGCTAGAATGTAAAAATTATAAGTTTAACGAATTTCATAAAGAACTAGCTGAGCTATTTAATCCGCCAATTATGCCAGATACAATGCTATACACTAGTACGCCTATAGGGGGAACACCTCCGCATCAAGATAGAAATAGATTAGGGATAATTAATTTTCCTGTCAAAGGAAAGTTTAATGAAAGCAGTCCACAGACGTTCTATAGTGATTTTGATAGAGATACATTAGAATACACTATGCACTACACAGAGAGCCAAGCTACAAATGAACTTGCTCCTTGGTTGTTTAGTGGTCCTAAAATTCATGGTGTTGAGAACATAGACGATGCTGATAGAACAATTATTACTACGTGTTGGAGACACCATACTTACCAGCAAGTAGTAGACGGATTAAAAGACGGATCTCTTGTAAATTGGGATGTTAACGAAAAGAATAAGAGGGTTAAATTTATATAATGGAAAAAGTCGATAAAGCATTAATGAGATTACACTCTATGGATGATTGGATGCAAATGCAATCCTTCAATAGTAATAATTTAATGAAAGAGATGGAACGATATAAAAATGATTGGAAGCCGTATAATGTAAGAAAGCCTAATAATCGTTGGGGACTTAGTATTACTAGTTTGGATGGCGAACTGAGCGGCATTCCAGATTTAGATAGTCTTTATGAGTATAATAAAAAGCACAATACTAATATTGCAAACCAAGATATTAAAACATATACAGACGTTTATTATGATAGCCCAGAATTACAAAAAATTATAGAACCTTGGAAGCCATGGTTAGGAAGATGTCATTATTTGAGATTAGACAGCGGTGGATTTTTTCCAGAGCATTATGACATAAACAAACTTGATTATGAATTTGAGGACGCAAGGCTTATTGGTTTTGTTAATCGAACTAGCAAAGATACTATGAAATTTATATATGGCGATACTGTTATGGATGTTAAAGAGGGTAGTCTGTATTACTTCAATGCAAGTAAGCGACATAGTGTCTTTAGCATGATGGATGATTGCATAATGATTGTTTTTTGCTTGAAGTTTGATGACAAACTATTTGAAACAATGATGAATAACTACAGATTAAAATAAACTATACTTGACAATTAAAGTGAAGTAGAGTATAATTATTAAAGATAGAAAAGGTATTAATACAAATGTATAATAATCCACTTAACAAGCTAATATGGGATAAGGTACAAGAGATGTTTGGATGGAATATTGCTCCTGAATCTCCTATTGCTCAGTTACCATTCAATCAAGATTTTATTACTGCATGCGAGAAAGAATTCTCAATGCAAGTACGTGACACGTTCTACCCTATTGAATTAGGACAAGTGGAACAGTGGAACAGAAAGCGCATGGAAGACTTTGTTAAAGAAATTGATAAACAGTATCAGCATAACTACTTTGTTGGAGAAAATGGTACTAGTACAACTGGTGTTGTTGGAGAAATATGTGATGTAAATGATAAGCCTATTGCTAATAAATGGAATATAAGAGGAAATGCACTTGTTGAAAGATTACAAGCAATGCAAGCAGAAAATCCTGATCTTACTATTTTGGATATAGGTTGTGGTGTTAATGAATACAAAAAGTACCTTAATAATGTAACTGGTGTTGATCCATACAGACCTGAAGCAGATATACTTGCTAAACAAGCTGACTTTGATCCACAAGGACAAACATGGGACGTAATAATATGTTTTGGCCCAATGAACTGGTATACATATGATGAACAGTTTCGTAATATGGCAAAGCTAAAGGAATGTTTAGCACCCAATGGATTATTATTATGGAGTCATAATCATAACTATTACAAACTATTTCAGCCAGATGCAGAACATGCGCACACATGGCTTCATGGAAACTTGGAAGATGCACAACGTAATAGTGCTTTCTTTTTTGTAGATAGAGATTGGAAATATACTTGGTATTTTAACAATACAGAACACAGTATGTCAACATTAGCTACACACGTAGGACTCAAAGTATCTAAAATTGATTACGATCATTGTAACTTGTATCGTCCACCAATGTGGAGACTATTTGTGGAGATGACTCATGAATAGATGGGAAATGACTGTAGATCAAAGTAACTACGATTTTAACCCGTTTAGAGAAAGTGATCACGGAGCTGGTTTTCGAACAATAGGCAATATAGAGCCTACATGGAAACAAGAAATACCTATTGCAAATTCAAACCAGTATGATTTTTATTGGCCATCGCCAGTATCGCCTGACGGCGATAGTTTTAATTACGACTACGAAGAACTGTTATGCAAAGACTGGGGTATTCCTTTAGACTATGTCGTATACAGACAATGGACAACTACAGAAGAAACTCCTATACTACATAGCATTGCAGAACAAATTGGTCTTGCTGATGCACAAACTAATGTACAGACACAACACACAGGCATGATGCTACATTTACACATTGATAGTTTAACTGGCCTACGTAAAGAACGCACAGACCAAAGTAGTAGTAGATCCACAGACATTGAATGGGGAAGAGTCTTTGTAATGTTAGACGATTGGGCACCAGGACATATTATACAGTTTGGTAATACATATGTACCTCCTTGGAGAGCAGGAGATATTATATGGTTTGATTGGGCAAATATTCCACATAGTACAGCAAATACTGGACCATGGCCTCGTAACATACTAAAAATTACAGGCAAAGTTACAGACAAATACACAGAGTTAATTAATAATGGATGATTTTGGAGAAAACTATTGTGTATATCCGTTTGTTAGTATGACGATTAGTCCAACTGGTCGTTGGAAGATTTGTTGTGTAGATGAGGACGGTGACGATATTCCTACAACAAAAATTACTGATTTTGAAGGAGGAAAATATTACAAATGTTCTGACTATAGCCTAATGGATTTTTGGAAAAGCGACTATATGGATCACATACGTGAAAAAATGTTAAAAGACCAACCAGTACATGAGTGTAGAAGTTGCAAATATAATGAAAAAAAAGGTACCAAAAGTTATAGACAGCGAGCTAATGAAGAATGGGGATATATAAGTGAAACTATGGAATCTCCAACATACATAGATCTCAAACTAGGAAATACATGTAATCTAAATTGTGTATTTTGTGATCCTAACAGTAGTAGTAAAGTATTACAAGAATGGAAAAAGATAGGATGGATTACTGCAGAAACTGCACCGTTTGGAGAAGGCATCATGGGTCCTATTGAAGAACTAGGAACAGAAAAGGTAGACTACAATTGGGTAAATCATAATAACTTTTGGGATAATGTAGATGAAGTTTCTCCATACTTAACTAAATTAAAGTTTACAGGTGGGGAACCAATGCTTAACAAAAAAATGTTTAAGTTGTTGCAAAGTATAATTGACCAAGATAGGGCCAAAGATATCAGCGTACAAATTACAACAAATGGTACTGTAGTTAGCGAAAAGATATGTAATATGCTTAACCAGTTTAAAATGGTACAATTAAATTTTAGTTGTGATGGATTAAAAGGAACAAACGAATATATTAGATGGCCACTTGAACATGATAAATGGTTGGAAAATATAGATATGTTTGAAAAATTTACTAACGAGGAAACAGTAACATTAAGTATGCAGCACAGTTATGGTGCGTTAACAATGCTAAGTCTTGCTGAATACTTTAGATGGGTATTTACAAAAAAGAGATTTGGTTGGCACACATTTAAGGTTTGGAAACCAGAATTTATGCAAATGGAAGTTTTAGAACCAGCTACTCTTAATGAAGCCAAAACTGATTTGCAGAATTTAGTAGATGAACTAACTCCTCAGATCAAACTCAGTAGAGACGAGCATCTTGTACAAGATATTACAGGTATAATTCAAGCCATCGATAATGCAGTCAATTTAACACATTTAAGACCAAAACTATTAGAATACACAAATGCTTTGGACAAGAGCAGAGGTATAAATATCTATGATTATATACCAAGACTTAAAAATCATTTGTAAAGGATAAATAAAGTTAATAACAGCTTGACATACTAAGCGATTGTAGTATACAATAACCCTATGAAACTGACCGTCCTGGTCGGCCCAACAAACAGGCCATTACGGATAATTGCAAAGCAATTATAATCAATATTTCAAGGAAAAAAATTATGAAATTATTAAACCTAAAAGCCGCCGCAATGGCGACTATCGTAGCCTTTACGGCAAGTGCATCTGCAGCAGCAGAGTGCGAAGTAACTATCGCTGAACCTAATTGGAGTTCAGGTCAATTTATGGCATATCTAGATAAGTTTGTTGTAGAAACAGCATTTGGCTGTGAAGCAGAACTAATGCCAGCAGCTTCTATTGCAGTAGCAACAAGTATGACTGAAAAAGGCACACCGCATATTGCTGGTGAATTTATTTCAGTAAGTGTTGGCGATGTTGTGGACCAAGCAATTGCTGAAGGAAAAATCCTTATTGCAAATGACGACCCATACCAAGGCGGCGCACAAGAAGGATTTTATGTATCTAAAAGTGTATTAGATGCAAACCCAGAAATTAAAACAGTAGAAGATCTATTAGAACGTCCAGAACTAGTTGGCGGTAAAGTATTTTCTTGTCCAGGCGGTTGGGGTTGTAATGCTACAATGCGTAACAATCTATTAGCACTTGATGTTGAATCAAAAGGCTTTGAAATTGTTGTTCCAGGATCAGGTGCAGCATTTGACGGTTCAATTGCAAACGCAGCACAACGTGGTACTGGTTGGTTTGGTTTTTACTGGGCACCAGCAGGCATGTTAAGTAAGTTTGGAATGGTTCCATTACCAACTCGTGCAGGTTTTGCAGGTACAGATTATTGGACAAATTGTGCTACTGATTTAGAGTGTACTAATCCACAAGTATCAGATTTTCCAAAACCAACAATCCGTTCACTAACAGTACCAGAATTTGCAAATGCTAACCCAGCAATTGTAGCGTACTTAGCAAAACGTGACTTCTCAATTGAACAAATTAACTCATACTTAATTCAAATGGAAGCATCACAAGAAACAGCAGAAGAAGCAGTTGTATCATTCTTTAAAAATAACGAAGATGTATGGACAACATGGTTTACTGCAGAAACTGTTGCAAAAATTAAAGCAGCACTATAACTAATGGATAGCAAGTTTTTAACTGAGTTTCCTGGACTAGATACAAGTACACTAAAGTACATCAGAAGAACATTGGATAATGCGTTTTTTGAATTTTCTAGAAACTGGGGAGAGCAGATTGAAAACTTGCTATATCCTTTAGAATATATTCTAGAAGTATCAGAGGACTTCCTCGTAGATACTCCTTGGTTAGTAATACTATTGTTATTAACCACTTTTTGTTATCTTACTACATCCAATAAAAGATTTACTTTTGTTTTCTCGAGCATTTTGTTTTTAATTGGATATTTTGGAATGTGGGAAGATGCAATGATTACACTTAGTATTGTTATTATTGGTGTTTCATTATGCGTTATCAGTGGAATACCAATAGGCATAGCAATGTCTTCAAGTAATAGAGTTAGATCTATAATGTTGCCTATATTAGATTTTGCACAAGCAGTACCAACATTTGTCTACTTAATTCCAATTATTATGTTATTAGGTATTGGTGATCTTCCTGGACTCATTGCTATATGTGTATATGCTGTTCCGCCTATAATTAGATTTACTGACTTGGGAATACGTGAAGTAGATACAGGATCAATCGAAGCTGCAGAATCTCTTGGTATGAATAAATGGCAAGTTTTACGAAAAATAAAAATACCACTAGCATACACTAGTATATTTGCTGGGCTTAATCAAACAATTATGATGGCATTGGGTATGGTAGTTATTGCAAGTATGATTGGATTACAAGGACTTGGTAGTAACGTACTAACTGCAATTAATCAACAAAGACTAACAATAGGTTTACTTAATGGTATGGCTATTGTTAGTTTAGCAATAATATTAGATCGAATGACACAACAATGGGCTAAGAAATTACAAGCCTGGAAATATGTTGACAAGTAGTTATTCGTATTCTATACAATCCTGTAACATACTGTTAACTTCTCTATACTTGTCGAATAACTCTTGTTCAGTTGCACCAGTTAAATCAAAGTTTACGTTGAATGCCTTGTTTTGTAAATTTTGCCATTTTGGAATAAAAGCTCCAACCTCTAATCCAACATTTTGCGCATTAAAGTATTTACTTACTTTGTCTAGGTTATGCAACGCTTTAATCTTTCCAGGCTTTAATAAAGCACAGCCCCAGAGTAAATTATTTTTAATGACAAGAGGTTCTCCTTTAACAAAATTGGTAATAATGTTATTGTCATTAACACTGTCTAGGATATTAACAAATTGTCCAGGTCTTGGATTTAAGTCAATAGCAATAATTTTACCATCATCGCAGGTATGAAAGTCTGGGCCAGCAAAGAACATTTCTTTAACTTTTAAATGATCCACTAATGTTTGTAAGTATTCAATAGAAGCTTCTTCTATTTCTTTACCAACTTCACTAGCATTGGCAATCCATACACATCTATCTCTAACAATGTCACTAGATTCACTAATTGAGTGACTTGAAATAGGATCATCCTGTGGATCCATTACATCGCCATATTTAATTTTACTATTCTTTACATAGAACTCAATATGTACTTTTCCGTTCTTAACGTATCCTATAGGGGAAACAGTAGGCATTGAACTCCAATGGTACTCTTGAAACATAATTCTACAAGCCTTGTTGTTGAACTTCTTAAGGTATATTCCTTGTCCATTAAGTTCAAAAAACTTATTGTGTGATTCCTTGTCTTTTAGGTGTTTTAGGAAATGATGCCTATTGTTCCAACGTCTGTATTCCACTGAAGGAGCACTATTGTCATCACCAGGAAAGAATACATTACTTCCTGTACCAATATCTGGTTTACTAAACACTTGTTTATTTTTAAAGATACTTAGTTGACTATGGGTTCTAGGTGTTATACTTTTTGGTGTATACTTTTCTAAACCAATTGTTCTACAAAAGTCATCCATTAACTGTTTATTACTTAATATCTCAGCCGCAAAAGGTGTTAAGTTGTTAATGCCATAATAGCTCTCCAGTTGAGAAGCAACAGGCAATAAGTTTTCACTTACACACAGTACTTTATCACAGTTGGGAATATCTTTTACAATTTCTGCTATATTGAATAACTTTGAAATTACAAGAGTATTAGCCATTTTTACATATTTTTTAGATTCATTAGGTTTATTATCAGTGATAAGGATAACATTATCATCTTTATATGCAGACAATAAACCTTCTGATTTATTTAGGCTTCTTTCGTGTGATAGAATTACAATATTCATCATAAGTATGCTATTTCCTTTAATATCTGGTTTATACACATTATACTATACTTCTCATTACTTTGCAAGACAATTGTTTGGTTATTCTTTTCAGAGAAATGTTCAGCAAAGCTATGTGTATTAGGCTTTAGTGTATCAAATTCGCTGTTTGACAAAATCTTAGATGTTGTGTTATACTTAGTTATAAGTATTTCTCTATTCTTATTTGGAATCATAAATCCGTGGTGTGTATTTGGTACTGTAGTACTTATGGGAGGCATCAAACAATGAGCCTCAAAATCATTATAGTTGTCACACCAATTATCATTTTTAGCTAAGAATACAGTAGTATTTACATAGTCATTAGACATTAACCTTGGAGTAAGTGCAATAATACCAGGATAAAAGCAATAATTCTTAACAAAATGATTACTATGATATAGCCCAAGATAACCACCTAAGCTACTACCTATATGTACAATCTTATCGTATTGTGGCATCGTAAAATCAAACATATCACTAAATGTACATTCATGCAAATCAATATAAGGTCCATGATCAATCCATCCTAGTGAATCAATACCAAATTTAGAAAAGTAATCAAGCAATCCTATATTATAACCTTTGGACAGAAACGTTTCAGCTAAACGTAGTTCATTACCGCCAATACCTCCACTGCCATGACTAATTAAAATAAGCACATCAGGGCTCTTACAATTATGAGGAATAAATATACTTATGTTATCACGTATTACAGATTTTGAAATTAAAAGATTAGACATGGATAATCTCCCTGATGAACTTTATACATTTGCTGACACTTGTGCTGAACAAGGTATGCAAAATAATATAAGTGTTGCTGCAATGAAGATTGGCAAATGGGGAAATGAGGCATGGTGGTGTACCTGGGCTGACGGCAAAATTATTAGCATTAGCGGATGTCACCAAATGGACCAATACGAAAAAGGTTGTTGGCGTCTCATGGTAAGAACAGCCACACTTTTGGAATACAGAGGCAGAGCACCTGGTAGCATACGTACTATTCGAACTGATTTCAATTGGGGTCATGTTTTGCCTTATCAAGTTAATTATGCAGTATTGCAAGGAGCAACAAAGGTAGTTTTTACTACTAATAGTGATTCTGACGGAGATAAAAATAGTTTGCGTACAAATAGAGTAGTGCGTAAAGTTCTAGAACCACAAGGGCTAGTAAAGCTTGATGCACAGGATGTTGAAATATTTTATACCCGTCAAAATGTGTGGGAAATTATAATTTCCTAATCAATAATTTGTATTGGGTCAATACTAATATTATTAATATTTATTTCTTTGGGTTGTTCTAATATCCAGTCAATATAACTGGCAGCTTGCTCCATAGGTAATACTGTTCTTCCAGGATTCTTATGTGCTTTATTTTGCAGCGTACCAAAACTAATATGCGTTACTTTGGGTGCATTTTGCCAATTACCCATGATAGCAAGGCCATTGGACATTTCGTTTAGAGCTAATTTTTCATAGTGGTACAAGTTACCCTTACCACGCCTAACAGTATCAGTAGTAGAACCAACATTGATAATTCTTTTGTCAAAGCCACCTTCAGCTAACCATTTATGCCATATAGTATGCAATAGCATAGATTGTTTAAAATAAAAGTTTGCATACATATTAATAAAAACGTCACAATCTTGTGATAACCGAGCTACTTGTTTAATAGCACCATCATCATTAAAGTCGTATCCATTATCTCGACTAGCTGTTACTATTTCATGACCTCTAGCTTCCAACATAGGAACAAGATACCCAGTTAAGTCTTTGTCTCTATTACCTGTTATTAAAATTTTCATATTATACTCCTTGTATATATTTATAATAAATAACATAGTACTTAATTAGAAAGAAAATCATGCCAATTATTAAAGAAACAGTTTTAGAAGTAAAGCATTACACAGATAGATTATTCCATATTACAACTACCAGAGATCCTAGTATACGTTTTAGAGATGGTGAGTTTTTAATGATAGGAATTGAAGTAGATGGAAAGCCATTACTTAGAGCATATAGTGTAGCAAGTCCAAGCCATCAAGAGACTCTAGAGTTTTTTAGTATTAAAGTACCAGACGGTCCACTTACCAGTCGTTTACAACATATACAGGTAGGCGATGAATTTTTAGTGAATTCCAAAGCAGTTGGCACACTAGTAGCTGATAACTTAAAACCAGGACGTAACTTATATCTTATGGGCACAGGTACTGGAGTTGCACCATTTTTATCAGTAGCACGTGGATTCGAAGCATATGAAAATTATGATCGTGTTATATTGATGTGGGGTACACGAGAAGTTGCAGAACTCCCGTTCATTGAATACTTTGATAATCTCAATGAAGATGAAACTTATGGTGAATTAACAGAAGGTAAGTTCTTGTTCTACCCAACATGTACTCGTGAGGAATTTAAAAATCAAGGACGAGTAACAACTGCAATGTATGAAGGTAAAGTACAACAAGTATTAGGTCTAGAGCCATTTGATGCAGAACATGATCGTGTAATGATATGTGGATCTCAGGAAATGAATATGGAATTACGCAAGTATTTTATAGATGATATGGGTTGTACTGAAGGGAACGCAAATCATCGAGGAGAATTTGTGTTAGAGAAGGCATTTGTAGGATGAACTATACTAAAGGTGTAAAGCAAGAAAAACAAAATATCATAGATAGGTTCTCTCCAGCAAAAATATTAGAAAATGTACTAACAGATGAACAAGTACATGAATTGCTTTTATTTCAATTCCAAAATGCTGACCGTATTAAGTGGACAGCAACTAGCAGTAATATACAGCCATCAATAAACATTGTAAAAATGTTAGAGAAATTTGATTGGCTAAAGGATATAATAGCTAAAGAGATAGGTGACTTTTGGGAAGGACAACATAGTGGTAATTACTTTATTACTACTCAGTTGCATGATGCTCATGCAGATCTATTAACTGAAAAAGAAACAGACGAAGATTGGGCGCAAGGCTTTATACCATACAAAAGCGCAGTAATTCCAATAATTATTACTGCTAGAGCAAAAGCATATACTGCATTTTTTAATCAAAGACATATTGGACATAGTATAACACTGGATAGAGAGTTTGTCACATCGCAAGACGATAGTATGTACGAAATATCCAGAGACTATCCAGATTTTTATATGGGAGATGGCAGTGTTAGTACATTTGCTGATATTGAAAAGCACCCTAAATATATATTCCCTCATATACACCCTGAAAATAACAGAGGACTATCAATTGAAAATGTATTTGAATTTAAACCAGGAAACATAATGATATTTGATGCGTGTCAAATCCATGCAAGTTGCGTAACTACTGACCGTCCAAATTTCCATTGGTTAAAAAGCGGAATTAATATACAGTTTTATAAAAAGTTATAAATATATACACATGATACGATAGGTCAGTGACCAGGAATAGCAAATGCCTGAGAGTGGAATTAGTCAGCGGAATACCTTATCATATCATGTAAAAGAAAATAGGAGAACGGATGGGTATAATTGGCCATAATGACGATGATCAAAATAATTTAAGTGATTCTGAACCTAAAGGTAAACTTATTATAGATATTACTGATATCTATGACAGAAGAACACGCAAGAAAAAAGAACTAGAATTTTACACCAAAGAGCTTGATAAAATGATGTTGAGATTATCACTAATACAGCACGAAATTGGTGTAACAGAAACTATTATTACTATGATAGAGAATGAACAAATAGTAGATTTGAGAGAATCAATCAAAGAGAAGAGAAATAAAGAATGAATACATTGTATCTTGTATGTAGTCGCAGTTGCATAAATCAAATGGAAATACCATACTTACTTAATAACAGTCCTGATTTGCATGGTGAAAGCAAAGCTGGAGAACACTATGCAGGATACGAGCTTGATGGACAGCCTATTGATCATGAACCAGGAATACTTGGAAAAGTAAGAGTACATGATGATTATTGGAACTTGTCAGAAGAGGACTTTCAATATTATAACTTTGATGTAAGAAATGAATTAAACATTACTACTGATATGTTAGATAATCTACTTAACATTATTGAAGATAAAAGTATTGCAGTATTATTGCATGCACATAATTTAAACGATATATGGAAGTGGAGTAGAGACAAGCCAGTGATTGTAATTAACACAAAAATTGGTGATTGGGAAGGCAACATTGAAACATGGGCTCCTAGGGAATATAATGTTCTAATGGAAGATGATAGAAATGCTAATTATAGTGGTACTGATCATGCGTGGCCAGGTTGTGAAGAGGTTGCCGCAGAATTTGTATCAAGAATGCATTTAGATAGCGAACTTGGTAGGGAACAAGCTGATAGATTAGTTACACAATCACAATGGATGATAGCACCAGATATATACACACTATGGGATACAGTTGGTATTGCTCCACCTAGTAAAGAATGGATTGACGCATATTTGCAAGATTATACTGAGCACCAGGAATATAATCACGATTTATTAGTTGAGCTTAGAATAGCATATGACAATCATACTGGTAGATATGATTAATTTTGATCTACCTATAAAAATATTTGTATTTAAAGATGATAGTGAAGTCAAAGTATGCTTTAAAATATCTGATACATGTGTATTAAATAAATTTATTAGTATTGAAGATTTCCAGTATATTTGCAATAACTGGCGTAATGGGGTAAATGGACTTGAAACTAATATGGGCAAAGTTTGGTGGGAACACAGAACCTCTGGGCCACGACCAAAATGTGAACCTGCAGATTTTGTATCAATTAACTTTAGTGATTGGAGTTTTAGAATAACAACTCTTGAAATGGAACAATTGGTACAGGAATTTAATAAACAGTTAATTGCAAAAAATCACTGGGATTAACTAAATACTATTATGCAAAACTTGCTTCAAAGATTAAATTTAATTAACTTGTTACTAGTAGTGTCATTATCAGTACTGCTATGTTCACATGTCTGGTTAATTAAATCATTTTCGCATTTAAGAAACGCTAATCCACTTCATAATTTAAGAGCTCACGCAGTTGAGCCTATTTTTGAAGGTGACAAAGCTATTAAATTTACTGGTACTTTTGATCGCCATATTAAATGTACATTACTAAATTTTGACCTAAATCTAGTAAACGACAAATCAAATGACTCACTTTTACTAGGACCACAACATTTAATTCAATCACCACCTCCAGCAACTGGTCCAGGAGAAAATATTGCAATATCTTTTACTCTTAAGATGCCAGAAATGATGACAATAGGTTTATGGAACACTAAATTTACAGGATACTATCAGTGTTCACATGGTATATTTAATGACTATAAAGTGGTAGTAGTAGAAGTTGAACCTTTTTTAATCCAACCATTAACACCTTGACATACTGTCAGAATATGCTAATATATAAGGACTTAGCATTTATTTAACATATAGTGAAAAAATATGTTGACATAATCTAAATATATCTATATAATAATATTATTAACATCTTTAAAGGAGATATGTATGACTATGACTATAAGAGACGTAGTGCAAGACGTTGTCAAGCACACAGCGGGCTTAGGTTTTATTAATTGCGTCAAAGTTACTGGCGCTGAACAAGAAACAACACTAGACGCAATGGATAGTGATCGAACAGTTATTTTGCAAGCAAAATTGCATAATGATGTGCCAGAATTTGCTGGTGAATTTGGCTTAGGAAATCTAGGCTTTTTAAGTGGCATTACTAACCTTGGTAACTATCAAGCAGATGATGCAACAATAGAAGTTAGTAAACGTGATCGCAATGGTGTATCTACACCAGACGCATTATTGTTTAAAGACGCAGAAGGCAATACAGACCAATATCGTTTTATGAGCAAGGAAATTATTGACCAAACACTACAAACTGTAAAGTTTAAAGGTGCTGAATGGGACGTAACATTTGAGCCAACAAAAGCAAAAGTAAGTGAACTACAACAAGTAGCAGGCATTTACGGTGGTATTGAACCTAACTTTACTGTTAAGACAGAAAACGGTAATTTAATTGTAACTGTTGGCGCAAGCGATGGTAGCTATACAGGTAAGCGTACATTTGCACAAAATGTAAATGGCGAACTTAACGAAGGTTATGCATGGCCATTATCACAAGTACTAGCAATTTTAAAACTAGGAATGAGCGGAGCATGTGTAATGCAAATCTCAAAGCGTGGCGCACTAATGATTAGTGTAGACTCAGGCATTGGCAAATACGATTATATTCTTCCAGCATTAACGGTGTAAACATTATGGCGACTAAGGTAAATTTAACTGAACGTAATAAAGATTATAGTGTCTTTTTACCAAGTATTAGTAGTTTTTATGATCGTACAATTAGTAAGTATCGTGAATTGGGATCAGACTTTTATCCAGATTCACGTATACCTGCTGCATTTGAAAATGGTATCGAAGGATGTGATTTTCTAAAAACAGATGCCTATTATAATTATAAATGGGGATTGTATTCAGCAGGACATGCTCAACTAGACTTAGCTAAAGCTAACACGCATGATAATATGGTACAAGGTCGTGAGAGAGACAAAACATTTATCTTAGGCGACTCAGGTGGTTTCCAGATCATTAAAGGAGTTATCCAATGTGATTGGCCTAACTTTAAAACAGATGATACTTTGCGTAAAACAATTCTTAATTGGTTGGAACATACTGCAGACTATTCAATGATCTTGGATATTCCAACACTTGCTGCTGATCCAACATTTAGTAAACGAACTGGCATTACTAGTTTTAATGAATGTTTAGATTATACTGATTTTAATGTAAATTGGTTCAAAGCTAATCGTAAGTGGAATACAAAATACCTTAATGTTATGCAAGGCCGTAATTGGCAAGAAGCAGAGTATTGGTATGAGAATATGAAGCACCATGACTTGGATGGTTTTGCATTTGGAGGTGACGCTAAGAACGACATTAACATTATTCTACGTACATTAATTAAAATGCGTGATGATAAGCAATTAGAAAAAGGCAAACGAGATTTACTACACTACCTAGGTATTAGTAAACTTGAGTGGGCAGCAGCTTATACACAAATTAAACGTAGTTTACGTGAAACTGTTAACAGTGATATCGAAGTTATGTTTGATTGTGCCTCTCCTTTTATTGCAACTGCCAAAGGACAAATTTACACACAACACAATCACAAAGCTGATAAATTTGGTTATGTGATGGAAAGTGCGGTAGATGATAAACGCCTTGCTGGAAGTCAAATTCCATTCCCTTGGGGCAGTCCAGTTGGTGAGCGTATGAATATGGGAGACATTTGTCACTATGCGCCAGGTATGCTTAATAAAATTGGTAAAGAAGGTAAAACTTCTTGGGATAGTTTAACATATTTCTTGTTAATGTCTCACAATGTTTATCAGCATATCGAAAGTGTACAACGTGCAAACGTATTGGTAGATACTGCAAAAGTACGTTATGACACAAATCATAACAACTGGCGCAAACTTAAACATGGTAGCCGTGATGAGCAATTTGATGCTTGGGTACCACGCAATACTTTATATATGGTTAACTTTATTGATGAACTATTTAAAAGTGAAACTCCAATGCAAATGTTAGATGAAGCGGCTCCTATGCTTGCTAACTTTAACGGTAAGAAAACTTTAACAACAAGCAACAATAGCTTTAATAGCTTGTTTGATGTTCAAGAAGTGCAATCATCAATTAATGAAGAATACTCAGAAGAGGAACAAGCAAAAGCTGCTGACTTCCTTGAAACTCTAGAAAACTAAAGGAAAATAATATGACTAAAAAAATTAGACTTGTTGACGAAGGCGATATTTCAGATACAGAAAATAATGTAAAAACTAAAGCCCCATCTGCTTCAACTGAAACAGTACACATTACTCAAATGCTAAAATATGCAGAAGCTATTGACTGGAAGCTTTGGGAAATCTTAAAGATCCTGAAACATCAAACAGGGGAAGATTGATATGGCTCTAGCCGTAGCAAAACGCCAAATATGGGTAACATTTCAAAAAGAGGGTGTACACTTATATCCTGCGGCGAAAGACGACCCAGCATTGGCAACTGGAGGATGGGATGATGTATCATTCTTAGGAGTGGCACACCGTCACATTTTCCATTTTCGTGTAGCAATTGACGTATTCCATGATGACCGAGATATTGAATTTATTCAATTCAAACGTTGGTTGGAATCATTATATGCTACTAATATACTTGAGCTTAATCATCGTAGTTGTGAGATGATTGCTGAAGAACTAGCACAACAAATTCACAACAAATATCAAGGCCGTTCAATCACTATCACTGTAGCAGAAGATAATGAAAACGGTGCAACAATGACATTCAACCCTGAAGAGGAAAAATAAAATGTCCAATACTAAAACTTATACAAGTCCTGCTGAAAAGTACAGCATTGGCGGAGTATATTCACTGCAAGACATTAAATATGACTTGCTGAAAATTATTGAGCCACATGACGGCTTAATGTATAATCGTAAAGATACTGAGAAAGTAAAACAGATCTTTTCGTCATATCTTACAGATCTACAACGATCTTGGAAGATGCGTGATCACTCAATTTATATTTCAGAAAAAGCAAATGCTTTTACCTTTGATATTGAAATTCGTATTCACAAAGATCGCAGCCCTAAGAAGCTGAAGATCCACGTAGGTAAACTTGTTCACTATCGTGATCGTAAGACAGCCTAATGAAAACCATTGTTCTAGTCACCGGTGGATTTGATCCACTACACAAAGGCCATATCGCTTATTTTGAAGCGGCACGTACTTTGGGCGATGAACTTTGGGTAGGCGTAAACAGTGATGAATGGTTGACCCGTAAGAAAGGTCAACCGTTTATGCCTATGCAAGACCGTTGTGCAATTGTTAATGCACTTGGATGTGTTGATCAAGTTATTGGATTTAATGACGATGATAACAGCGCAAGCGGTGCAATATTTACTACTCAATCAATGAATGGTAACATAAAATTAATCTTTGCTAATGGCGGAGATAGAAATGCAGGAAATATACCAGAAATGGACGCATATAGTCATGACCCCAATGTTGAATTTGCATTCGGTGTAGGTGGCGAAGATAAAAAGAATAGTTCATCTTGGATTTTAAAAGAGTGGCAAAAGCCAAATACTACTCGACTATGGGGCAATTATACTGTATTAGATAAACAAGACACTTGGCAAGTTAAAGAGCTATGCTTTGATGTTGGCAAATCATTATCAGATCAGCGTCACTTTGTTCGTAGTGAACATTGGTGTGTAGTTGATGGACTAGTTAAAATGGAACTAGAATACCCTAATGGTGATAAACTATCAAAAACATATGGTCCAGGTGAGAGTATTGATATCCCTACAATGACATGGCATAAAGCCACTAATAGTGGAGATGTACCTGCTAAAGTGGTAGAAGTTTGGATGGGTACTACATTACAAGAAGATGATATTGAAAGAAGAGATTGATGGATACTAGATTTATTGCGGCACTAGATCAGAGTGGTGGATCAACACCAGGTGCATTAGACAACTATGGTGTAGAATACACTGAACATAATATGTTTGATAAGATTCATGACATGCGTATGCGTATGGTTAACTCACCAGACTTTAATGACAAAAACATCTGGGCGGCAATCCTCTACCAAGACACAGTCACCCGTGGCATGGTTAATGTGCTTGACGAAAAAGGTATTGACACGTTCCTAAAGATTGACAGTGGTTGCGAGGAAAGCGGATTGCTCAAACAGTTTCCAGTAAAGCAGATGTTGGAGTGGGCTACTAACGGTATTGGTCCTAAGATTTATGGTACAAAGATGCGTAGCATTGTTAAAGGTGTAAGCATGGTACATCCTGTACTCAAACAACAGTTTACACTTGCTCGTACTATTTGGGAGCATGGGCTTGTACCAATCATTGAGCCCGAAGTACCTATCGACAATCCTATTAAAGCTAAAGTTGAATCAGCTCTTATGCATCACTTGCAAGAGTTCTTGGATGAGTTTCCAGGTAAATGTATTCTCAAACTAACACCGCCAGAAGTACCTAACTTGTATCACAACCTTACCGTGTTTCCTAATGTAGAACGTGTTGTGTTCCTTAGTGGCGGATATGCTACAGCAGAAGCATGTAACAAACTTGGATTAAACGACAATGTCACTGCCAGTTTTAGTAGAGCATTAAGTGAGGGTCTAAAGTATTCATTGACAGACGAAGAGTTTGATGTTAAAATAAGACAAAATATTAAAATGATAACAGAGGCAAGTGCATGACAAATACAATTTACATTATTCCAATTGAGCCAATTGATCAACGCTATACAAAACAATGGTATGACAATATTCCACAGGTACTTTTACAAGAGATCTCCAATAGAGAATTAGATTATAAAGTTATGACTATTGATGGTGAAGACTTTGCACCAGAGCAACGTACTGAAGGTGCTTTCCTAGACTTTGGCGCAACCAATGTATACAAAGCTAGCCAGACAGTATCAGTAAGCAAATTGTTTAGTAATGGTTTAGTTAAGCCAGGTGATAAGTTTTTAATTACTGATGCTTGGAACTTTATTATTACACCAATTAAATATATGAGTGACTTGTTGGATATTCCAGTAGAGATACACAGTATTTGGCATGCAGGTGCATATGATCCTAGTGATATTCTTGGATACAAAATGAGCAAGCCTTGGCCTTGGCTACAAGAACAGAGCTGGTTTATGAGTAGTGATTACAATTACTATGCAACTAACAGTCACAAGGACATGTTCTTAAAGAACTTAGACATTCCAGAAAAATATGAACATAAAGCAATACGTAGTGGACAACCACATGAGCTTATCGTTGAACCTTTGTTACAGCGCCAAAACAGCGAGCGTTTTAACACAGTAATGTGGCCACATCGTTACAATGCAGACAAGCAACCTGAAATTGCTGAAGATATGGCATCAGCTTTTGATATGATTATTACACAAAAGATGGACTTAGATAAAAATGCATATTATGATTTAATGGCAACAAGTAAAGTTATCTTTAGTTGTGCATTGCATGAGAACTTAGGCATTAGTGTTATGGAAGCAGTACTTACAGGTGCAATTCCAATATTGCCAGATCGTTGTAGTTATGCTGAAATGTATTTGCCAGAGTTTAAATATCCAAGTGAATGGACTGAAAGTTTTGACTCTTACGAACAACACAAAGACAAGCTCAACGCATTTGTACAAGACAAGATTGATAACTATGATAATTATAAAAACATGGTGAAACAACAACAACAAATACTAATAGATGACTACTTAAATGCATCTATTATGATAGATAAATTATTAGAATAATAAAGAAAAGGAGATGTAATATGACACCTATCGCAGACGGACTACTAGAAGCAGCTCGCAAACATGCTGAAGGAGTAATAGCATTACATAAAGCAAATGTAATGGTATATTTAAATAACCCTGCTGGTATTGGCGAACATAGTGATGTAATGGAAGCTATCCAATCAGAATTAGATAAAATGGCATCCGCACACGACCAACTAGAAATGCTTGATGAATATTTCAAATAAATTAAGATATATCAGTAGATATATATATACAAAAGGAACATAGTATAAATGACAAAGACTTCCCAAATTAAACAACGTTTGCTTGATGCAAATATCCGCCACTGGGCAGGAGATAATATATCTTCAGTACTAGAAGATGGTGACAAAGAAGCACTAATTGATGATGCAACTGTAGCATTTGAAGGTGTACTAGATGCACTACTAATTGACAGATTTAACGATCCTAACTCACATGGTACAGCAAAGCGTCTTGCCAAGATGTATTTTAATGAGATTATGGCAGGTCGATATGAAGAAGCTCCAGCCGCGACAGCATTTCCAAATGATAACGGACATACATATAAAGGTATGTTAGTGGTACGTAGTGAACTTAAATCAATGTGTTCACACCATCATCAGCCTGTAGCTGGAGTTGCATACATAGGTATAATTCCTGGTGAGAAAGTTATTGGACTTTCAAAGTACACACGTATAGCGCAGTGGTGCGCACGTCGAGGTACACTACAAGAAGAACTATGTAATGATATTATGCGAGAAATTATAAAGGCTACTGATAGTGAACACGTTGGTGTTTACATTCAAGCAACACACGGCTGTTGTGAGAACAGAGGCATTATGGCACACAGTAGTTTAACACAAACTACAGTTCTTAATGGTGGGTTCTTAGATGATCCTAGTGTTAAGGAAGAGTTTTTCAATAACATTAAATTACAGCAAGAATTTGCACCACGATAAACAAGAACTGGAGAAAACAATGATTAAAAAAGTACACTATACCTGGAAAGATGTTGAACACATGATCCAGTCAATCAATAACCTTATGTTTGCAGATAATTGGAGACCAGATTATGTAGTAGGACTCACACGTGGTGGCTTAGTACCGTCAGTTATTTTATCTAACATGACTGGTATTCCAATGCATGCCTTAGATGTAAGGTTCCGTGATACAAACGATACATATGGTCCAGAGAGTAATCTTTGGATGGCAGAAGATGCACTAGGATACAAGGGAGATGGATTAACACACAAACAGCACCGTAAAAATATTCTTATTATGGATGATATTAATGATAGCGGTCGTACATTGTCTTGGATTAAAGACGATTGGCGTGGGGGTTGTTTACCAAATGATCCAGCATGGAATGATATCTGGGGAGATACAGTACGCACTGCATGTCTAATAGATAATGCTGGCAGTGAATTTGGTGACTGTGATTATACTGCCTTAGAAATTAATAAAAACGAAGAAGACGTTTGGGTAGTATTTCCTTGGGAAGGCGAACGTAATTATGGCAACTGCTAAATAGAGCAATGCACACATACAAAATTATTATTAGAGGATATGGTTCACAAGTAAATATTGGAACCATATCTTCTGATATGTATAGTTACTGGACATCTATAACTGATAGTAACTTAATAACAGATCAACTATTTCCAAATTTTGATAATGGCGGTTATGCTGATGACGTTGAAATAGATCCAGATGATATAACTCAAATTGGAATGTGGAAAAGACATAACGATATTTTAACATTATGTAGTCCACTTATAGATTATTTGCACATACTAGTTTATGATGAATCTAATAAGATAATACATACTCAAGATTCAATTGATCCAAAATCGTGCAGAACAGTTAATAGTGATGAAATAGGCAGTGGATACTTTATAAAAACAACTTTTGATAAAAAAGGAGAGTTTGTAAGTATTGAACTTGAAGCAGAAGAATTTGATCCAACTAAGTTAAGTTTTCATAGCAAATCAGTAGATGGCGATGAATATCTAGATCGTGTAATGTACGATGGCAAGATGAAGAAAAACAAGCTAGATGACAGTCAAAGGCAGTCAGACGATGATAAACGCACATATCATTTAATAAAAAACAAATAAACACTTGACAATCCAGTACACTGGTGCTATATTATACGCATAACTAAAGTAACCATACTGGAGACAGAGATGAAGAAACTATTAGCTACTATGGCAATTGCAATAACATTGTTATCTGCAACAACGCCTGTACAAGCATCACAATTTAAAAGTTATTACGCATTGGCTGCTAATTGGCGTCCAGCACAGCAGGTTAGCTTTGCTAACAGCATGATAGGTGTATACGAACGTAGTAACAGAATGTATTCAAACTTTATTAACAAGTACTCACGTTATGCAGGTGCAAGCTGGTATGACAATATGAAGGCACGACATGCATTCCAAGTTAATGAAATTGCAAAGTACAAATTATTAATAGAACAAAGTTCTGCGCCAAAGGTAACATTAGTTGATACAGTTGTTACAACAGACGATAGAACACTTGTTAATCGTAAAGCAACTGTGGTTACTAGTAATACGTCAACAGTTGAAGTTGAAACTACTGAAACAATGGTAAGTGAGTATGCAGTAGTAACACAAATATTGACAACGCCAGTTCATACGATTTATTATACAGTTACTAATACAACTAAAGTATATAGTGATGGTACACGTCAATCATCAAATGCAGTAAAGGTTAACAGACAAGAAACTGTTGATGAAACAGAAACAAAAATTACACGTGAACTAGTGCGTCAATACGCAGTTGTAATTAAGCAAGAACCTACTCTATCAGATCCAATTGCTACTGTAGATATTCTAACAGTTGATGAATATTTGGCACGTGCAGATGTAGACTATTCAGGCACACAAGCATATATTGATGCAGTACATTCAGTAAACTCTCGCATTAATTCTGCATACATTACAGAAGATCGCGGACTTGCAAAATTTGGTAACTCACTAGCTGCAATTAATGCTCCAGAAGCATGGGCACGTGGCTGGACAGGTAAAGGTAGTACTATTGCTATACTAGATACTGGTATTGATACAGATCATACTGAATTTACAGATAGTATTGCTGATATGAAATGTTTTACTCGTGCATGTAGTACTGGTTACGAAACAATAGAAGACAAAAATCGCTATGCACATGGCACTCATGTTGCAGGCATTGCAGCAGGTAATTTAGATGGCAATGGCTCAACAGGTGTTGCATATGATGCAGAATTATTAATTGCTAAAACAGCACATGATTTTGGAATGTTTGACTTCAGTGTTGCAGATGATGCAATTGAATGGGCAGTAGAACGTGGAGCAGATGCTATTAATATTAGTGCAAATTACAATGTAGACCGTACATACAAGTATAGTATGAAAGAAATTGCACCTGGTATGTTCCGTTCAAATGACAAACGTGGACGTGATGGTATCACTTATGATAATTATGGATACTCAAATATCTACAACGATCCATCATATTATGCTGATATCGTAGAAGCTATGACAGGACATGAAGCAGTATTGGTATTAGCCGCAGGTAATCAGCGTTTAGATTTTGCAGGACAGCCAGCAAGTTTAGCACTTGATGATGAAATTGGCAATCGTGTACTAGTTGTTGGTAACTATGATATTAAATTTAACAAAATGGCATCTAGCTCAAACAAAGCGGGAACTGTATGTTATGACTTTAATGAAACAACACAACAATGTAATAATACTAAACGTGTTTCAGATCGCTTTATCCTTGCTCCTGGTCAGTGGATAATGAGTGCAGACAATAATGGTGAATATAGAACTAACAGTGGTACATCAATGGCTGCTCCAATAGTATCAGGAGCAGTAGGAATAGTTCATCAAATGTGGCCACATATGACAGGTGCAAATATAGCTAAACTACTTCTAGATACTGCAAGCACTGATGAAATTATTGATTATGATGTAAATGTACATGGACAAGGACTGTTGGATTTAAATGAAGCTACTACTCCACAAGGAGTACTTGGCATTCCAACAACAGGACGTATTGATGGTAAAAGCACAAGTGTTGATAGAACAGGTACAATTGCAATCAGTGGAGCAAGTATTAGCGCACTACAAGAAGTTATGGTTGTTGATGATTACGACAGAGACTTTTATTTTGACGCAAATGCATCTATAGCAGTAAATGATACTCGAACAGCAAGTGCTACACAATCAGCACAGAGCGGGTTTACTCCAGATTATTATATTGGTTATACTGGCGGTAAAATTGTTCCAATATCAAACGGTGCAATTAGTATTAATTCAGAAAACAATGAATTTGCATTAGTACAACAGTTTGGTGGCTTTACAGTAGGGTTAGCAAGTGAACAAGATAGTTTCCTTGGTAATGTAGCAAATAGTGATCTAATGAGAGTAACTGGCGCAACTACAGCATATGTTGGATATGGTTTTGACACTGGCTTACTATTTGGTAATGCACAGTTAGGCGCTACTGACTTAGATGTTGACAATACAAGTTTCCTTAAATCTGCAAGCACGTTAATGAGTTATAGTGCAACAGTTGGTACAAAGAAAACAATTGGCAATTCAACGTTTGGATTTGTAACAAGTCTTCCAGTATCAATATCAAGTGGACAAGCAAACTTTAATATGCCATCTAGTGTAAGTGCAGACGGTGCAATTCTTAATAGTGACGCATCAAGCTCATTAGCTACACAGTATCAAGAAGTAGACTTTGGTGTATTTTACAATAATCAAATAACTGATTCAGTAGCATTTGATAGTTTTGCAGAATTGCGTACAAACTATGCAGGTACAACTAATGATGCAGTACAAGTTGGATTTAACTTTAAGGTAGCATTTTAATGGTAGGAACATACCAAAGGGGTCAGCTAGAAATTATAGCTGGCCCTATGTTTGCAGGTAAAAGTAGTGAGCTTTTAAAGAGGCTACTTTATCTTGAACACAGTGGACATAAAGTATTGGTGCTTAAACCAGTTATAGATGATCGTTATGATGCAAATAGTATAGTAACACACAACCAATTAAAGCACGATGCAATAGCAGTAATTGATTTGGAATTAGTAAAAGATAATTACACAATTAAACCTTATAACTTTCACACAGTATTCATTGACGAGGTACAATTCTTTGATCCAAAAGAAACACTATGGTTTGTAGAAGAAGGTTTGCGTGAAGGAGTTAATTTTGTATGTGCAGGACTTGACCAGGACAGTAGAGGTGTACCATTTGACACAACCGCCCGTATGCTTGCACTAGCAGATAATATTATGAAGATAAGGGCATATTGTACTGTATGTGGGCAAAATGCAAGTAAAACACAACGCTTAAGAAGTACTGGTGGCAGAGTAAATGTAGGCGGTACAGAAACATATGAACCACGCTGTCGTAATCATTGGGAAAGTAAGTAATGACATACGAGTACACCCAGGAATGGGATAGGAATAAAATTAACATAATATTTCGTGGCGGTGCTGGTGGAAACTTTATACATTATGCATTATCTAAGCATATTTTAAAAGAGCAAAATGTAGAATATAATTACAGCAGTGATAGATCAGAATATCATATTGACACTTCTGATTGTACTATTATTGCTAATGCTCATATTAATTTATGGTTTCGTGACATTAACCATACTATAAAATATAACGATGAAATATATACAAAACAGCAATACCGTAAAGCAATAAGTCATTATAAAGGCACCAAAGTTGTATTTGTACAATTATCCGTTGATAATTATGCGTATACTGAACATTTATCAAGAGCCAAGGCAACTGATTTAAAAAAAGATGAAATTGTAGATAACTTACCTGATCTTTATGATGAACAGTTGGCGTATAATCGACATTATAAATTTGCTTCTAAAATATTTAAGCAGTCTGGTATTGACGTATTTAACTTAGACTATGCTAAATTATTAAAATATGATACTATAAGTGAAAGTCGTCGTCTATGTAATTGGCTAGGGTATGCGTACAATGAAGATTTTGCAAATGAAATACAAAATTATTACACAGATAACAATATGCTATTGAATAAAAAATATAAAAAACCACCAACACTACTATAAGGAAAGATACAATGAATATAGAAGACTCAGATTATGCAATTATAATAACACATGATGGAAAACTAAGAGGAGTTATGCTCTCTGAAGATCCAAATCATAAGATGCCTCCAGAAATAGTAAGAATGATACAGCTAGTATATGGTGATGAATTATTTAATCAAGAGAGAGTACTACATTGATGGAAAATAGTCCCATCAATGCGTTCCAGCAACTAATGGCTATAACTGCAGAAGAATGTAGTGAGCTCACACAAGTTGCAATGAAGCAAATACGCAAATATGATGATGTTAACCAAATGGACGACAACATGCATAGACAGTTAATTGAAGAAGTTGGAGATGTTATGTGTATGATTGACCTTATGATTGAATATGGTATAATATCAAAAGATGATATAGACGCTAGGATACAGATTAAGCGAGATAAGCTAAAAGTATGGAGTACATTGATACCTCAATGATAAATGCCTTGACACGTTTAATAGAATATTGTATAATAACTGAAACTAGTAATACTTTAGGATACCAGGAGAATAATAATGAAACTAAGATATAGTGAAGCATTTTATAGTGTGCAAGGCGAAGGTAAATTTGTAGGAGTACCTAGCGTATTCTTACGTACATTTGGTTGTAACTTACGTTGTATGAATTTTGGCCTTGGCAGAGATGAACCATCTCGTGCAGAAAAACATGCAGGCGGTCAACGCTATAATGAAGAAGTGAAAGCACTGTTAGATGCAGGTGTAGATAAAACAACTAAAGAGTTTAACGACTTGCCCATTATACATACTGGTTGTGATACGTATGCAAGTATATATCCAGAGTTTAAACATTTTAATAAAGAAGCAACTATTGACGAAGTAGTTGAACATTTACTATCACTTACTCCTAATGGAAAGTGGGTACAGGATAATGGACAGGATGTCCATTTAATTTTAACGGGTGGAGAACCGTTGCTAGCCTGGCAACGACTTTACGTAGAACTATTTGAACACCCTAGAATGAAGGATTTAAAAAATGTTACTTTTGAAACAAATACAACACAACATCTCCATGATGATTTTTTCCATTACCTCAACAGCACAGATAGGTTTACAGTTACTTGGAGTTGTTCGCCTAAACTCAGCACCTCAGGAGAAGATTGGAATGATGCTATTAAGCCTCTTGTTGCTAACGAGTATTCCCGTGTTAATGGCAGTGAGCTTTACTTTAAATTTGTCGTTGCTAATAATGCAGATTTTGATGAAGTGGAAAAAGCTGTCAGTGCTTATCAGAATGCCGGGCTTCAATGTCCAGTATATCTTATGCCAATGGGCGGACGCAGTGAAGAATACAATCTCAACGTTACTGACGTGGCTGAAATATGTATGGAAAAAGGATGGAGATTTACACCAAGACTCCACATATCACTCTTCGGAAATGCCTGGGGAACTTAAACAAAACGAACAATTACGTAGAGCTATGGAAGCTCCTATTAATTACGACAATATAAGGAAAATGTTATGAGCAAAATGAAAGATCAAGAACCCTATCACAACAAAGGTGCCATTGGAGCATTTTTAATTATCGCTTTTATGATGATTGGTGTTCCAATTATTATGGGTACAGCAATGGGTTGGTTTAATTTATTTGGGATATTGGGATTATGAATAATTTTTGGTTAGCATGTAAATTTTGGTTAGTATGTTGCCTTATAGCAGCAGTTTGGATTCCAACAAATAGAGACCCATCAAATGGTTGGTTTGTATCTCTTTTAGGTGATACTGCTTTTTATGCAGGTAGAAGTTTACGTATGGTATATGACTACACATTGGGTTCAGGTGGAATAGGATCATATTTTTAGTAATGAGTATGATAGATAAAATTTATAAATTTTGGGGAATAAAAGATGAACATATTTTTAGTGATGAATTCACAGGGTATGAAGACCTTTATCCAGAGTTTGATAAATTTAATAAAGATGTTTATGCTTTGGATCCTGCTGGCACTATTGATGACGTGTTTAACCTTTATCGTAATAGGGGCATTGTTCCTATTACATACTACACTGAACAAGGAATCAGAGATGCAGTTCGAGCCTTTAGAAAGAAGTCTTATAACGGAGTGCAAGCTGGACGAATTGGACTTGGAAACAATGCAGGGCAAACTCTTAACAGATTTATCTTTACAAACATGCAAACAGCAGAGCCAAAAGGACGTGGATCAAATTCACTAAAAGATAGGTTCTTTGACGATAAAAAACTTAAACGTGCTATACGTATTTGCTTTGAGTTTCGTGAAGGAAACAAGCTGGTCTATCCTTCAGCAATGCGCAGAGCGTTAGAACTTGTTACAGGTGAAAATGTTACTAACTTTAAAGCACAGAATGCACGTGCTATTGTAGAACATTTGTGTCCTGTAATGTGGGGCAGAGTATACGATTACAGTTGTGGGTATGGTGGTCGTTTACTAGGAACAAGTAGTAGTAACATGGCGTACACTTATATTGGTACAGATCCAAATACTGAAACGTTTGAATACTTAAACTATATGGATACCTTTCTAAATAGTAATAGCGAAATCATACAAAGTGTAAGTGAAGATTATCAAAGTGAAAACATTGATTTAGCATTTAGTAGTCCTCCTTATTTTAACTTAGAAAAGTATAGCGATGAACCCACACAGTGTATGGTAAATTATACGACATTAGATCAATGGTTTGAAGGATATGTTGAGCCTACTATGCAGAGTATATATAAAGGACTTAACAGTGACGGTATATTTGCTACAAATATTGCAGACTATAAAACATACAGTCAAAAAGAACCAGTCGAAGTATGTGAACGTTGGATTAAGACGGCAGAGAAAATAGGTTTTCAACATAGTGATACAATTAAAATGATGCTTAATACAAGGCCAGGTGCCGGTAATGATAAATTAGCAGGTAGAGAGAAATGGGAGGGTGTTTATGTCTTCACTAAATAAGATAGACGAGTATGCTGAAGAATTTAGTTTTTTAGATGATGATGATAGATTAGTGCATCTCATTGATATGGCTAAAAACTCACCAACTAGTTTACCAGAAGAATTACGTACTGATGATAGACTAGTAACTGGATGCATGAGTCAAATATGGGTTGATGTAGGAGTAAAAGATAACATTGTTAACGTTTATTACGATAGTGATGCAATCATTACTAAAGGCATAACCAAAGTAGTATGTGACTGTTTTAGCGACATAACTGTAGAACAGGCAAAAACTATTACCAAAGATGACTTTGAAAAATTACAAATTAAAGAACTATTATCAGCAGTACGCAGAAATGGTTTGGGAAGTTTAATTTCCACAATTACAAATAAGGTAAAACAATTATGAATCAGAACTATATTTTTACGAGCGAAAGTGTTAGCGCAGGACATCCAGATAAGGTTGCAGACCAAATCAGTGATGCTCTAGTTGATGCCGGGTTCAAAGCAGGCGATGAAACAACTCGTGTTGCTGTTGAAACACTTGTAACTACCAATCATGTAACATTGGCGGGCGAAGTAAAAAACTTTAACGTAACTACGGAAGAAGTTGAACAAATTATCCGTAACAAGGTTAAAGAGATTGGTTACGAACAAGATGGATTCCATTGGGAAAAGTTAACTATTAATAATCAAACTATTAATAATAAACTACACAGCCAAAGTGCAGATATTGCTCTAGGCACAGACGACTTTGGTGCAGGCGATCAGGGTATTATGTTTGGTTATGCATGTAACGACAACGATGCATACCTTCCAGCTCCTATCTACTACGCACACGAAGTTTTAAAAGAGTTAAATAAAGAACGTGCAATTACAAATATTCTTGGACCAGATGCCAAGTCACAAGTAAGTGTACAATACGAAGGTGGCAAAGTACAACGTATCGATCAAGTTGTAGTTAGTACACAACATACAGAAGGCAATGTAGAACTAGCACGTGATTTATGCAAACAGTCTGCAATGGAAGTCCTTGGAGATTTAATTGATGAACAAACTACATGGCATCTTAACCCTACTGGAAACTTTGTTATTGGCGGTCCTGACGGTGATGCTGGTCTTACTGGGCGAAAAATTATTGTTGATACTTATGGGGGTTTTGCTCCTCATGGTGGCGGTGCGTTTAGTGGCAAAGACCCAACAAAAGTAGACCGTAGTGCAGCTTATATGGCACGTTGGTTAGCAAAGAACGTAGTAGCAGATGAAATGGCAGACTGGTGTAACATTCAGTTGTCGTATGCTATTGGTGTAAAGCAACCAACTAGTATCTATGTTGAGTCTAATGGATATAGTAAGAGCATTGAAAAGTTTATTCGTGAGAATATTGATTTATCACCAAAAGGAATCATTGACAGATTTGATATGTTCAACTATTATAGTTATAGTGAAAATTGTACATATGGGCATTTTGGCGATAAAAATGTACCGTGGGAAAAGATAGGATGGTAAATTATGGGTTGGTGGAATAAACTAGTCAGAGACAGGATTGCAGCGAAACAAACTGCTGAATTAATGTCTGAAAAAGAAAAACTTACTTCAAAAGGAATGCCCTTTGTTAGAGTAGTAAATGTAAATTTAGATGAAGAAAATCCAGGAGATGGATATTTTGAACTAGATTGGAATCATTACTTTATTAAAAAGCTACAAGAAGCTGGATATAGTGGAAGTAGTGAAGAAGAAATTATTGATTCTTGGTTTACTAATCTATGTAGAGGTATTGCAGAAGATGTTTCTAATTGATATTTTACTTGACATTAATATCACAATATGCTAAATTACACATTAAGAAACAACAAAAAGGATTACCTTTAACATGAGTAGCACTTATATATTAGTAGACGCCGCAAATATGTTTATGCGGGCAAGACACGTAGTACGTGGTAGTGACATGAGCGAAAAGATTGGCATGGCATATCATATTATGTTTAATAGCATTAATAAGGTATGGCGTGACCAGAATGGCACTCATGTTGTATTTTGTTTAGAAGGCCGTAGTTGGCGCAAAGACATTTATACTCCATATAAAGCCAATCGTAAAGTTGCAGCACAAGCTAAAACTGAACAAGAGCAAATAGAGGATCAACAGTTTTGGGACGCATTTGATGACTTCCAGAATTTTATGACAACTAAAACTAATTGTACGGTTCTACAACACAAGCAATGTGAAGCAGATGACTTTATCGCACGTTGGATACAAAATCATCCTGAGGATAAGCACGTTATTGTAAGTAGTGATAGTGACTTTTATCAGTTATTGAATCCTAATGTACAACAGTATAATGGCATTACAGGACAACTTATTACAACTGATGGCATATTTGATGATCGTGGTAAGCCAGTTAAAGACAAGAAAACTAAAGAGCCTAAGCAAATTGGTGATCCTGAATGGTTGTTGTTTGAAAAGTGCATACGTGGTGATAGTGCTGACAATGTGTTTAGTGCATGTCCAGGTGCTCGTAAGAAAGGTACTAAGAATAAAGTAGGTATGTTAGAAGCCTTTGCAGATAGAAACACTAAAGGATATAACTGGAATAACTTTATGCTACAACGTTGGGTTGACCATAATAAAGTAGAGCATCGTGTATTAGAAGACTATCAGCGTAATGTACAGATAATTGATCTTACAGCACAGCCTGCTGATATTAAGCAAGCACTAGATGAGGTTATTATTGAACAAGTACAAAAAGACCGCAAAGGTCAAATTGGTATACATCTAATGAAACTATGTGGTAAATGGGATATGATAAAAGTCGCAGACAAAGCCCAAGACCATGCAACATACTTGAATGCATCTTATGGAGGATAAAATGACACACGCAGAATATACACGTAAACTACAAGTTGGTATTTTTGAGGTCAGCTTTACAAAAATTAATGGTGAAAAGAGAACAATGACATGTACACTTAGTGAGCATATTTTGCCTAAAGCAACAAAAGAAGATCCACTATCTCAAAAGAAAGTACGTGCAATCAATGAAGAAGTTGTAAGCACATGGGACGTAAATGCAAACGGATGGCGTGCGTTTCGTGTAGAAAATGTAACTGAATTTAAACGTATTGGCGGCGCCTGTTGGTGCGGACGCACTGGTAGCGAAATTAAAAAGTGCGATGGCACACACAATACGCCTGCATAATGTATACAACTAGAGAACTCATATCTGAAAAGTTTTGGATTGTGGATAGTAAACACGGAAAAGTAGGTACTATTCGTAAGACAGGAGACAGTTATGAGTTTTTTGATCAGACAAATAATACCACAAAGATGCTTGAGTCATTAGATGACTTTTCCAAAGTAGACCGTGTAGCTGAAATGGATACTGTATCTAAAAGTTGTAATGGTTTTCCTACTAACAGTTCTATAGTAATTGTTGGAGAACACGAAACACTACCAGTTTTTTACAAAAAGAAAACAAGCCGCACATTGCATGGTGCAGGATACTATATTATTAAATTTGAAAAATGGTTACCTAGTTTTTGTCCAAAGCTAAATACATTAGAAAAATACACATATCAAGGACCATTCCTGACTGAATGGGATATGAATTTAACTCTCAAGAAAGCTAAAAAAGAATCATGAAAAATATTATAGCGGCTATATTCCTATGCCTAATAGGTACTAATGCCCACACTCAAACACTCGCACAAACTACTCCAGAAAGTACAACGCCAAGACTACAGCCTATACAAGTAGGCATACTTTGTGGTGATCTAGACTTTATAAGAACTGGATTAGAAGAAATAGGACAAACAGTCTTTATAAGTGGTAACGAAACAGAACAAAATAAAACACCATTTGATTTTACTGCAATTACACTAAATCCTGAAACTGACGAATTTACATTCTTGCTAATTTCATCAGAAAATAGACTGGCATGCATTTTACATCAAGGTACAAACTTTAAAATAATGCCATAATTATATACGGTTTTCTAGTATATTAACTGCTTTATATCTTAAAAAACGCATAAATACATGTAACAAGAGATAAGAACTTATCTCATTTAAAAGATATGAATGTATCACAAAGATGGAGCAGTTATTGGATGGCAAGACCTAAACCAAATATATTACTTGAGTACGTAGATAAGAATTATAACAGTGAACAAATCCTAGAAGCATCAGCAATCTTTGCGGTATATTATCAAGGTAAACCAATTAATTTAAGAACATTAAACACATTAGTAAACTACCCTGGACCAAAGTATAAAAAGATAGGTTTTTCAAATAGCGGTCATGCATTTAATCTTGCAGACAGACTAAACAAACAGTTTAATACAGACGATTTTGATGTTAGAAGACTTTACGAGGGAGAAATAATTACCCGTGGATCAAACCCATAAAGATAGGTTGTTATCAACTTTGGACAATGTGTCAACAGACATTAAAGTATTCCAGAGTAAAAACTCATTACGCCTAACTGCTTATGGATGTAAACTATTTAAACGTAACTTTGATCATTGGATATTTGAATCTCCAAAAATAATAACATCTGGACAGATTATACATTTACAAAGAACAGTAACTTATCCGTATTATTTTGATAAACGCAAAATAATATTATTTAACGAAAAGGATGCATTTATAGCAAAACTAGGTGGTATTGACCAATGGTTAGTTATTAGCAAATAAGACATGGCAAAATTTGATTACCAACCTGATGAAGAAGTAAAAGTAGTTTGTACTGACACTGACCGTGAAAGTATGGGAATTATCATATCAACATCTCATGATAGAATAACAGTATTACTTGACGGAGGAATAACACTATCATTCCATAAAAAAGGTAAAGTATATGTGGCTAATATGAGTGGATTAGAATTCGTAGTAACATTATGAGGTTAGACTTACATGGATATACAGTACATAATGCATGGATTGTATTTAAAGATCATATAACAAACTGTTATTTGGATGGGCACAAGACCACTGTAGTTATTACAGGATATGGAAAAATGGCTAATGAAATTGAAACCTGGTGCAGTTATCAAGATCATATATTATCATGCGAACGATTAGATCCAAATCAAGGTGCCTTCCGTATCAAAATAAAGAAAAAACCAGTAAGCAAAAATATACAACCTGCAACTAATATATCTAATAGTTTATCTGCATTACAGAAAAAATTCCAAAAATAATTCTTAACCCATTGAAAAACAACAAAACCTTTTTTTATTTTTGTTCTGTTTTTTATTGACTATATGATCTAGAACTGCTAGAACATGTATATTAGTTAAAACAAAGGAATACAAAATGACAAATGTAAATACAGCAATTAACGCAATCCAAAACAGTGACCGTGATGAACTAAATCAAATCATTGCAGCAGTTAAATTGCGTCAAACATTCCTTGCTCGTCAAGCATCACGTTCGTTTATGGTAGGTGACATTGTATCATTTACAGGACGCCGCAATGCTACAGTAACAGGCCGTGTTACTAAAGTTAACCAAAAGACAGTTGTTGTACTTGATAACAATTCTAGAACACAGTGGAAAGTTACAGCATCAATGTTAACACCATTAAGCATAGGAGCATAAAAAGGTTGACAATAGTTGTCAAATCGCTTAAACTAATTAAAGTAGCTAATTGAAGGAATATAATATGTCTATATCAGAATCAAGAACTGTTAAAATGAGTGAAGCAGGAATACTTATTACTAGAGCGTTTAAAAAGAAACGTCCTGTATTTTTATGGGGACCTCCTGGTATTGGTAAGTCAGAGCTAGTACAAGGTATTGGTGATTCAGGAACTCTTGGAACTACTAAAGTAATTGACATGCGTCTTGCATTATTTGAGCCTACAGACTTGCGTGGGTATCCTGTACCAAATGTAGAAACAGGTGTTATGCAATGGTTACCACCATCAGACCTTCCTAGTGCAGAATTAGCTGCACAATACGATACAGTTATTTTATTTTTAGACGAAATGAACTCAGCGGCACCTAGTGTACAAGCTGCAGGTTATCAGCTTATTCTAAACCGCCGCATCGGACAATATGTATTGCCAGACAATGTGGTAATTATCGCGGCAGGTAATCGTGAGACAGATAAAGGTGTTACGTACCGTATGCCTAAGCCACTTGAGAATCGTTTTGTACACTTTGAATTACGTGTAGATTTCCAAGATTGGTTAAACTGGGCTGTTAACCACGACATAGATGCAGATGTTGTAGGTTACATATCATTTGCCAAAGGTGATCTTTATAACTTCGATCCTATGTCTAGCTCACGTGGTTTTGCTACTCCTCGTTCATGGACATTTGTTAGTGAAATGCTAGAAGATGGAGATGACTTGACTACAGGTTTGCAAACTGATTTAGTTGCAGGATGTATTGGTGAAGGTACTGCAATTAAATTTATGTCACATCGTGAAATTAGTGGATCTTTACCAGTACCAGAAGATGTACTTGATGGCAAAGTTAAGAGCATTGAAACTACTGAAGTTAGTGCAATGTATGCAATGGCTACTAGCTTGTGCTATGAGCTCCGTGACCGTAATATTAATGGTGAGAAGTCAGGCAAGATGGATAACTTCCACAAAAGCTTTAGTAACTTTGTTGGTTTTATGATGGATAACTTCGAAACTGAAATGGTTATTATGGCTAGCCGTATTGCAATGCAACAATACAAGTTGATGCCAAAGCAAGATAAAATTGAACGATTTGAGGAGTTTTTTGATCGTTATGGTCGACTCGTACTTGACGCCTAAATTAAAAGAAGGGGAGAGTGTTAATCTCTCCCTTTACTCACCAAGAGAACGAACTAATATTAGACTGTATGGACTAGCGTGTAAGGATTGGGATATGCACGATGCAGTTAATTATAGAAGGAGTTGGGCAAAAAAAGCTACTGTAGTTAGAATTCGTGGCCAACTAGATACTGCAAAAAAGTGGTGTAGAACAAATTGTTTTCATCAAGACTTTGAAATACATAAACACCCAGGTGGTGATCCAACTTGTAACATGATAGCTTTTAAAAATCCACAAGAAGCAATGTTATTTAAGCTTTCACATAAATTTATAGGTTGACATACTGTTTTAACGATGCTATAATGATATACATAAACTAATTAGAGGACGATTGCCATGAATAAAACTGCAGAAGAACGCATTACTCAATCACGTGTAAGACTACTTTTGACTAAGCCTTGGTTTGGACAGTTAGCTATTCGTCTAAAAATAGTAGATTCCTCAGAGTGGATACCTACAGCCGCAACAGATGGCCGTCAATTATTATTTAATCGTAAATTTGTAGATAGTTTGGATGATCCAGAACTTGACTTTTTAGTAGGACACGAAGTATTGCATTGTGTATTTGATCATATGGAAGCACGTGGTGATCGCGATCATCAGTTGTATAACGCAGCGGCAGACTTTAATATTAATATGACCCTTATTGAACAAGGTGTTGGTGCTATGATTAGCAGTGATAAATTGGATGGTGGTTCAGCTTGTTTGGATTGGAAATATAAAGGTTGGAATAGTTATGAGATTTATGACGATCTGGTAAAAAATTCTCCAGAGCAACAAGGCATGGATGTACACTTGGAAGGCGAAGGTGATGGAGAAGGTGACGGCAGTGGTGGTGAATCCAAAGGTAATGCCACACCTATGTCAGCAGAAGAACGCAAGACACTTGCTGATGAGATTAAACAGGCAGTAATACAAGCAACTCAGGCAGCAGGTGGTGAAGCACCAGAAGCTGTTAAGCGTTTGATTACTGAGCTAATTGCACCTAAAATGGATTGGCGTGATGTACTACGTACTCAACTTGAAAGTTCATTAAAAAGTGACTTTACATTTATGCGCCCTAGTAAACGCAGTGGAGAAGTATTATTTCCAGGCATGAATAAAGATGAAGAGCTAAATATATGTGTGGCACTAGACACAAGTGGTAGTATTAGCAAGGACATGCTTCGAGACTTCCTTAGTGAAGTACAAGGCATCATGGGCCAATACCAGAGCTACCGTATCCATGTGGTACAGTTTGATACAAACGTTTATGGCGCAGAAACTTTTACAAGTGATGATGGCCGTACAATGGCTGAATACGAACTTACTGGAGGCGGTGGCACTGATTTTGAAGTAGTATTCCGGTATATGGAGGAATACAATATAGAACCTGACCAGTTGGTTATGTTCACTGATGGACAGCCGTGGGGCTCATGGGGTAACCCAGATTATTGCGATACATTATTTGTAGTGCATTCAGACCCAAGGCATAGCATTCAGTCACCGTTTGGAGTTACAATTCATTATGATTAGATTACTAAGCAACGGTGGCAGTTTGAGCGAATCAGACCTATCGCTTTTAAGCGGAACAACTATTTTACTTAGTATGATGAGAAATAGAGTTGTCATACTAAAGACTAAGAAGACAAAAATTGAGTGGGAAGAACTAACAAAGAATGTTAAAGGACTTTATCACGTTAGATCAGTTGACAAGGACAATACTGTATATCAAGTATGGTTTGAACTAGAAGATGATTTAAAACAATTTGAAAAAGATGTACTCATGTCGAAACTATCAGATGATGGATTTGGCAAATGAATAACATAATTACTCAGAAGGAGAAAAACATGAGTGAACAAGAAGTAAACGGTATCGCTATCGCTGACTTAGTACTAGCTGCTAATATTATTGACTTAGCCGTACAGCGCGGTGCATTTAAAGCCGCTGAAGCAACACAGGTTGGCGATTGTTTCGCTAAAATTGTACAATTTGTAAAAGCAAATACACCTGATGTAGATGAAGCTGCAGATGCAAATGCACCTGAAACAGAAGTAGGAGGCTAAAATGGCAATGAACACAAAGCACGTAGGACAATTAATTAATACACAAAAACGTATCGTAGTTGTATTCAGAGAATTACCTGATGATCCAACACAATGCTTGGTAGTAGATACAGACAGTCTACCAGATTGGATGCATGATAATCTTATTGATGCAGTAGAATCTCCAGGCGCACAGAACAGTGCAAACTTTTATGAATATGCAGAACGTACCATATTCTCAGACGGTTCAAATATGTTGCAAACTTTGCACAGTACAAACCGCCTACAAAAGCATGCAACTGACAATGTAGTTATGACACCAAATAATAGTGTTAATATTGGACTTACTGAACTAAACGGTATTATTCGTGAGCAAAATGGTGGAGCACCAGTTGTTACACCACCAACTGATCAACTTGGTATGGCAAACAAAACACCAGATATGGAAATTGTTGAAGATGTAACACCATCAGATGCACCAGATATTACTGATGTAGACCTTGCACAAACTATGATTGCACAAGCTGATCAATTTGCACAAGAAGCAGATCGTTTACGTAAAGAAGCATATGAATTGAACCCAGACCTAAAACCAAAGAGAGGACGCAAGTCTAAAGCACAAGTTGATGCAGAAGCAGCAGCTAAGGCCGCAGTAGCAAAAGTTACTGCCTAATTTTAGGAAAATTTAAAATGACTAATAGAAAAGATGATAATAAAGGCGCCCAATGGGAAACATCAGACAATACTAAGTTTGAAGTTGTATTGGGCGACTATGGCACAGTGCCAGAAGATATTAACTATTACATGAAAGAAAGTGTAATGGCACGTTATCCAGAAGTTACATTATTTGACTTCTTACGTGAGCGACCAGATAAAGAATGGATTAAATTCTGTGAAGAAACTGGTGCTAATTTAACTGATGAGCACAATGCCGCAGACTATTACCAAGGAAACTTCAAATCAATTGCTGATAACAAAGATAAATGGATTCAGTGGATGTTGGATAACGAAGATACTTGCCAGAAGAAGTTTACTGAAAAGCGCCCATATCACGCAGGTGTTAATGAGCTTACACTAAACTTACCAATGAAATGTGGATACAACTATGCAAACAATTGCGAATACAATTGGGGACTATATGGAGACTCTGCAAACCAAATTAAGCAAATGGTTGGGCAAAAGATGTTTGACGAACTTGGAATGGATATGGAAACATGCCTACCACGTTTGTTAGCATACATGCCTGGACAAACGCTTCCATGGCACTTTGACTTTATGGGCAATTGGTATCGTATTAACGAACACCTAAACCCTAATGCAGAAACTCGCCGTTGTGATGGCGGTAAGATTGTTCGTTACTTGGTGTTTATTTCAGATTGGCATTGGGGGCATATGTTACAAATGGCAAATACCTTCTACCCAAAATGGCAAAGTGGAGATGTTTATGAATTACCTGAACATGTTTATCATCTAAGCACAAATGCTGGTATGAGTGTTAAATTCTCGTTGAGTTTAACAGGATATTTACCTGGCACCTAAGAAGAAAGTACTAAAATGCCTATTGAGCGTAAAGACAGATCATTTGATCTAATATTTGACCAAGTCAGTATGGATGTTATGCCAGCTGAATATATTATTGAAATCTATCTTAGTCTAATTGATGGTTCAAAATTAACGATAACTCGTGATGAACTATCAATGATAGAAGGCGGTAGCAGCAACGTTATGTCTGCAATTGCTAGAGAAGACTTAATGGATGTTCAAGTTAAATTAGATTACGAAGCTATTAAGCGAGACGTAGTAACTGGTGTAGGCGACTACCTTGGTAAATATTTCAACAACTAGGCAAGTTGTTAATAAAAAGAGCATAGCTAACTACTATGCTCTTTTAGTATATGGAAATTAAAAATGAAAAATATATGGTTTTGTGGCGTTCCTGGTAGTAAGTGGAGTGGAATTGATATCCAACTACGTAAAGTAGTAGGAGCAGATACTACAGACGAAACACCTGATAGAACTCAATATCACAGACCTAGAAACCCATCAGACACAAACAATGGACACCGTGGTAGCTATTGGGGACCTGGTATGGGCTGTGGCGAAGACTGGACGGACTTTAACTATGTTGAACCTCACAAATTACAAGACGATATTAATAATGTATTCTCTGGCACTGGTCCACGAGTAATTAAAAGTCATTTCTTTGCAAGACATTTTAATTTAGACTATTTGTATAATCACTTTCCAGGTGATGATATTGTACTGTGTTATAGAGAAAATCAAAAGAGCTTTGCATGGTGGAGTGAAGTAATGGACTTTAGTGATGGGCATTACCCAGACTATCGCCCAGGATACACAGACTATAATAATATGCGTCAACATATTTGGAACGAAAATGCAAAGATAACAGACTTTGCAATGCGTAAAGATATGAAATGGCAATGTTATAGTCCAGAGTTTTCATTTGCTGAGCTAACAGGTTTCAATCCACAGACAGCTAAATACATGGAAGATAGATGGGACGATGTATACATCGCAACCTGCAAAATTCCGGAGTAATAAATGCCCTCACCTTTTAAGCAACCTTGGCACTTTGACAATAATCGTCAAGACAGTGAAGGTGAATATTCTAAAATTTTTGGAGTATTTACAGGTGATTGGACTAAAGACATTTTAGAAGCTCGTGCTATTGGTGTAAACAAGCAACTATATAATGAACAGCGATATGAACATGCTGCAAATAACAAAAGCGAAAATCATATAGAAGAAGATAAAGAAAACCCAGATGGTAAACCATCATCTGTAATGTTTCGCAAAATAAATTTTGATAAATATCCAGAACAGTGTAGTACCTTTAACCGTATTACTTCGTTTTTACAATTTAATACAGCAGAAAAACTAACACAAAAATTTAACGATCAATATCCAAATGATCAACTCATGTGGCACATTGATAACTTACCAGGCAATCCACGCAAGGAACGAGTTATTGATAATCCAGAGTTTCAATACCAACATTCAAATAAAATTAGAATTTTAATTATGTTAGAAGATTGGGAACCAGGACAGTTGCTACAATTTGGAAACCGCATGTATACCCAATGGAAAGCCGGAACAGCTATTACATGGGAATGGAGTACATTGCCACATGCTACCTGGAATGGTAGTTGGAAAAAAAGACCCGCACTCCAACTAACAGGAAGTGCTAGTGATGCAACATGGGACATTATTAATAATGGCTCTGCAGAAACTATTTACAATATTTAGGAATTACAATGAGTGAACAAAAAAAATTACCAAGCGATACATTTTGTATTTTACCATGGATTCATTTATCAACAAGACCAGACGGCAGTATGAGAGTATGTTGTACCGCTAACGCTAGTGCTGTTGGTGCAACAAATGATAAAGTACATGGCGGCAGAGTTGGTATTGTTAAAACAGAAGATGGCAAGCCGGCTAATCTAAACACAACTGATTTAAATACTAGTTGGAATAATACATATATGAGAAGTGTAAGGCAACAAATGCTTGCAGGTGAAAAACCAGCCAGTTGCTTAAAGTGCTATAAAGAAGAAGATGCAGGACATGTTAGTAAACGTCAGTGGGAAACTGCTTATTGGCAACGTGATGGTATTGATGTAGATGAGTTAGTTGCACAAACATTTGAAGATGGCAGTACAACTAGTAAGTTACGTTACATTGATATTCGTATGGGTACAAAATGCCAACTAGGTTGCGTTATGTGTAGTCCACATGATTCAAGTGGTTGGATCAAAGACTGGCAAGGTATGTATCCTAAAATTACAAACGAAACTTTAAAAGAGACAATGGTTTGGGCTAACAAAGGTAAAGAGTTTGGTGCAAGTTATAATTGGCATAAAGATAATCCAGTATTTTGGGATCAGTTTTATGCACAGATTCCCTATATGCGTCAGCTATATTTTGCAGGTGGCGAAAGTACTGTTATTGAAGAACATTATGAGATCTTAGATAAAGTTATTGAAATGGGATATGCACACCAGATTGAAGTACGTTACAATTCAAATGGTATTGAGCTTCCTGATCGTTTACTAGAACAATGGAAACATTTTGAAAAAGTAAGATTCCATTATAGTATTGACAGCATTGGCGAGATGAATGATTATATTCGTTACCCAAGTGAATGGTCACATCAACTTAAAATGTTTGAACGTTTAGATACTAAAACATCAAACAATGTAGAAATTACAATTGCATGTGCCGTTAACGCTCTTAATATTCATTACATTCCAGACTTCCTAAAGTGGAAGCTAACTGAGAGTGGACTAAAGAAAACAAATATGTGGCCATTTGGTGCAGGTGGTATTAACTATCACTTTGTATACTGGCCTGGACATTTAAATGTTAAAGTACTACCAGATGAATTCCTAGACAAGACTGAAGCCAAGTACGAAGAATTTATTGAATGGTGGAAAGAAAATTGGGAACTTGGTGTTCCTAGTTGGCACAAAGGCAAAGTATCATATGATGATTGGGAAAATGCAAGCTATGGAATCAAACGCTTACGTGGTATGATTAATTTTGCACGTAGTGAAGATTGGTCAAGACGACTTCCAGAATTTAGAGAATATATTAACAAATTAGACGAATTGCGTGGAACAGACTTCCGTGCTACTTTCCCAGAAATGGGTTACTTATTAGACGAACCAGAGGACAAAAAATGATATATGTATTAGTAGCTCTAAAAGGCGAATTGCCAGAGCATAATTTAGACCCAGAAACATACAAAGTATGGTATACAGGAGTAGGCAAAGTTAATGCAACTATGTTTGCTACCATGGCTTGTATTCAACGTGATTGCACCGCAGTTATTAATTATGGTACAGCAGGAGTAATAAACAAAGATCTTATTGGCAACTTAAACAAGGTTGCAGTAGTAAGACAGCGTGACATGGATGGACGTCCACAAGCAGAGCTAGGTACAACACCTTTTGAAGAAACAGGTATCCAAGGTGATATTGTTACAGCGAATAGCGGTGTGGTATTAAGTACAGGTGATAATTTTGTAATGGAAACTCCAGAATTAGAAAGCGATCTAGTTGATATGGAAGGATACGCAATTGCAAAAGTATGCAAACACTTTAGTAAATCTTTACTAATGTTAAAGTATGGTAGTGATATGGCAGATAGTGATGCTGCAAAAACTTGGGAAGAAAACCAAGCAGATGGTGCTGAACTGTTTTTGGAGCAGCTTAAAGCATTAGAAAATGTCTGATAAATCAGGATTTTGCGCACTACCATTTGTACAATACAGTACATATAATGGTGGGCGTTATAGACTTTGTTGTATGGCAAAGGAACCAGAAACTCTTGTTGACCAAGAGAAGCTAGGTATACAAGGAACATGGAACCACGATTACATTAAAGATGTGCGTAGACGCATGGCAGAGGGAGAATGGCTGCCTGAATGTGTTGAATGCCAACACTTGGAACGTAACGACATCGTAAGCTCACGACAGTGGGAAAATGAAGTGTGGGAAGACGTAATTAACGAAGTAGTGGCTGATGCTTCGGTTAACGATTGGGAGGTTGAACAACCTTTACAATTTGATTTCAGGCTTGGCAATTTGTGCAATTTACAGTGTCAAATGTGCAACAAAGAAGCATCACATTTAGTGAGCGTAGAGAGAGCAACAATGGTCAAAAGCGGACTCGGGGTGGACCACTCTGATTGGCATGGACAAATTGCAGACAAGAAGCGGGCTCTTCTTCAACCTGGAATAGACTGGACGAGCTTCAAGGACATGATAAAAAAAGCTCGAAAAATAAAACTAATAGGCGGGGAGCCAACTGTAGCAGCAGATATGTTTAAACTGCTGGACATCGCCGTAAACTCCGGACATGCCCATCACATCGAACTTAGTTTTTATACTAATATTACTAACATGCAGGACCGTTGGCTCGACCAGCTAAGTAAATTCGAAAAAGTGATCGTAAACTGTAGCTTGGAGGGCATGGAGGACATGAATGATTATTTGCGTCCACCCTCCAAGTGGTCTTCTGTTTGGAAGAACTTTGATAAGCTAGTTAAGTTTACAAATACCAAAGAAGGCAAAAATATTAAAGTAAGAGTAACCACTGTTAACCAAGTTACTAATGCATTGCACATTGCAGACTTCTGGCGCATGATGCACGAATATCAAATGAAAAGCGATAGGGGTATTGGTATGAGTTCTAATCAACTTATTGAACCACACTACTACAGTATGGCACACGCTCCTGAATGGCTTAAAGAAGAGCAACGTAAAGGTATACTAGAGTTCCTAAACAGTATTGACAATAGTCCACATTTTGAGGATTATGAAGAACCACTGATGGAAATTGTTAATTTTGGATTAGATCCAGAACATCAATACAGTCCTGTTATTATGAAACAGTATGTTGAAGTAACAGAAAATTACGATATATTCCGTGGGCATGATGTTATGACAGTAGCCCCAGAATTTAAACGTATTAAAGACGATTTAGATTAATTTCTTTAAAATTCATGTAACGCTTTTCTTCAGTATATTTAAATAATATTTCTTCAGCATTAGCAATTTCAGGATATGCTTCTGGTTTTCCAAATACTGCATCTGCGACTTGCAATTTATTTTCTTCAGTAATACGATGATACTCTTGTGCATCTGTATTCTTTTTAAAGTCAAGTGAACTACCAGTGTATTCCTTGCACACAGTGCTGTCAGACAGAGCGTCTAAGCTAGATGGCATATAGCCACTTAATACTACTATCACACGCTTATGGTGTTTGGCAGCATACCTGCATACTTTTTTAAGTGTATCCTCGCAACGCCATCTGGAGTGATAAATGTTTTTTCCACCTAAATTATCAATCCAAGCTTCTGTTAAGTTACCCATACGTAGCCCTAACTTTGCATAATGTTGATCATTATGGAAGTTATTATAAATTACATATGCAGTATCATTGTTACTATCTGGTTGTGCTACTGTTTTGTGCTTACGTTTTCCAACTCTAAATAATACACTTCTCTTTTCAGTATGTAACTCAGGAACGTCATGCCAACTAAAAGGAGTTGCCTGTAAACTATAAAACATATTAGGTTCACAATTTAATCGTTTGTTTCCACTTGCATCTCTGTTAAGCAAACGAACACCTTGGTCACTACTATCCATATATATTTGATTAGTAATTAACCATCTAAAATCTTTTAGGTCATTGTGTATACCAAGACTACTTCCTGGTAAGTCGTAATGGCAATTTACATAATGATGATCGTATGAATAAACCTTTCCAAGCGAAGCAGTCATTACTTCTGATAATACATTATCTCTTATATATTCTACTATTTCTTGATCATACGCTAATTCAGGAGTTTCAGGCCAGGAATCCAAAGGCGCACTAAATGTACCTTCCAATGCACTCTCATGTTCTGGAACTTCTGGATTCATACAATAATCTTTGATGTACTGAACTGGATATTCTTCATAATAACGTTTGAAAAACTTTTCAGGTAAATAATTTTCACTAATATGGTATTGGAATGGTATATTGTATTCTTTCATTATAGGCCTCTAATTCTTTCTTTCATACATAATTCTGGAAACTGTAAACTTTCATTTAAGATATCTGCTTCGAAACATTGTAGTTTTGTACCAAATACAATTTGATGTGTTATCCACTGTGCATTAAAGAACCATACATCACCTGGATCGAATGTAATATAATGAAGAGGGTGGTGGAATTGATCCCATTTCTCTTCATTCCATACGCAACGGTTGCGCATTTCAGTAATAAATTTGTGTATGTCATTTTTATCTAATTCCTCTAAGTTAAATTGTTCTTTATATTGATTGTACATTTGCTCCAAGTCTGGTCCAAATGTCAGTACACGTGGACGCTTTTTATCTAATTGAACAAACATACGCATTTGTTGTTCATTACCAGTGTGCGCCTCATCTAACTCATCCAAGTGTAGTTTGTTTTCCACTAGTGTATTATATCTGTGAGATAACATACGCTCATTTGTTTTGTACTTTGGAAATATTTTATCAAATATCTCATTCCAACCCGTAGTAGCTTGTTTATGTTTCTTGTGAAACTTGTCAATTTGTTCCTCACTCCAGTTACGTTCATCACGTAGTCTGTCACGCTTTTTAATATGACTGTTATACCAAGGCATAATCCACTTGTTGTCTGGAATAGTCCAATCTGGTAAATTATCATAATAGTCGTAGTCTAAGTTTGGAATAGTTAAATTTTTAATAACTACAGGCCAACCACTCTCAAAACACTTGTATATTTCGTCATTATGTGTTATACTTTCGATATCACTGGCATCAAACTGATGTACTGTGAAATCCTGAGCGGCCTTTGAATCTAGTGCAATTCTAGTCATGTCGTCTCCATTAATTATATTAGTTGATAAATATATTTATCAACAATAAAAAGAGGTAAATATGAAACCAGTAAACGCATGGAGTGAATTCCAGCCACTAAAGAAGGTTGTACTAGGCGCACCCTTTCCACCAGAGACATTTGATTGGCATAAAGATGAAGAAACACGCAATGTTATGCGCCAAATTTTTGAAGAGACTGCAGAAGATATAGCAGAGCTAGAAAAGATTTTAGTTGAGCATGGTGTTGAAGTAGTACGCCCAAAAAATATCTTTACTATTACAGGTGAAGAACAAATACAACTACCATGGATGCATTGTGGTTTTCCTAATCACCCACTAATGCCACGTGATACACTTATGCCATACGGTAATACAATTTTTGAATGTTTTACTGGTGGTGACAATCGTTACTTTGAGAATCTTGCATATTACGATCATTGTAGTAAATGGTTTAGTGAAGGTGCGGATTGGGTTAGTATGCCAGGTGTAATGATTGATAGTAAATCATATGAAGATTATGAGAACAAAGGCAGAGTATTATATCACGCAGCTAATATGATTAAATGTGGAGACACAGTATTGTTTAGTCAGACATGGGACGAAGATAATAAAAAAGGCAAAGGTACTAATCTTGGTAAGCAATGGATGAAGCGTGAACTATCACAGCGTTATCCAGGTACTAAGTTTTTAGATATTCCAGTTGGCGGACATGCTGATGGTAAAATTGCACTACTCAAGCCAGGTGTACTGATGACATGGAATGCAAAATGGGTTCCAGAAGAAATGAAAAATTGGACTATTATTGAAGTTAACGATAATCATGAAATGCCAGAAGATTTCTTAAACACACGTAAACGCCGCTTCTATAAAGACTATGTAGAAAAATGGTTGGGACATTGGGTTGGATATGCAGACGAGAGTGTATTCGATGTTAACGTATTATCGCTAGATGAAAAAACTGTTATCTGTACAGGACGTAACGAAGCTGCATTTGCAGAAATGAGAGCTAATGGAATTGAGCCTATTGTATGGCGTTTTCGTCACCAGTATTTCTGGGATGGCGGCATTCATTGTTTAACAAGTGATGTACAACGTGAAGGCGATTGTGAGAGTTATATAAGCTAATGCTAGACCAAATGAAATGGGCAAGTACTGTAAGAGAGATACAACTTGACGCAACGTCATATTGTAATGCTGGTTGTGGAACATGTGTTCGCTTTAAAGTGGGATCATGGGACTTACACCAGTCTATAGTACTTGAACATTTTGACATGGATACATGGACAAAGTTAGTAACTAAGGATATTAAGGATACCAGAATAGATACTATATTCTTTAATGGTAATTGGGGAGATGCATGTATGCACCCCAAACTAATAGACATGGTTAAGTTAGCTTTGGAAGAAAATCCAAAACTTGGAATAAAAATATCTACTAATGGTAGTTTGCGTACCACTAAGTGGTGGGAAGAATTAGCACGTGTACTTGGCAAAAGAGGACATGTTATTTTTTGTATAGAAGGTGTTGATCAAGAAACACATGGTAAATATAGACAGAAGACATTTTATAAAAAAATTATAGAAAATCTTACAGCATTTAATAACGCAGGCGGAAATTCAGTTTGGATGATGACTGCATTTGATCATAATATCCATCAAATTGATCAAGCACGAGAATTAGCCAAACAACTTGGATGTGCCAGATATACTACTAGACGAAGTCATGATGATAATATTGTTTTTGAAACACATAATGTAACTACTGATAATGTAAAAAAAGAACATATTGGAATTACAAGTTTTGGTCCAGTTCATTTCTCGCCAGTAGATGCTAAACAGTTTCCAGATCAAGTATCAACACAATGTTCATTCTACAAAATTGGTAGTATACAAATAGACCCACACGGAACAGTATGGCCATGCTGTTATATTAGTCAATACCGTTGGGGCATGGAAGAAGATGGTAAAGATTTAAAAACTCCAGAACTAAATGATAATGCACCATTTCTTTCTGAGAAATTTAATTTAAAAAATAAAGCACTTACTGACATATTACAGGATGTATGGTATGCCAACAAATTAGCAGGTGCAATCAATACTGCTAGTTGGGACGTTTGTACACGAAACTGTAAAATAAAACCAGTAGTTGAGGAAATATAATGAATATGGATTGGGCCAGAGTTGTTAATAATTTGCAAGTTGACTTAACTAGTTATTGTA